TCATCAGAAAGGGCTCAGTACCAGGGAAAACGTGGGCCCACAAGTCAAACGGATTCGTCATCGGAATTCACCAGGCCGCCGGGCGGGGCGGGGCGGTACCCTCAAGCGTACCCCAGCGGCCACGCCTCAGCCCCGCTACGGGCCAGCCCGCGCCGACCCAGCCTAGCTTACCCCCAAAGGCGTACACGCCACGCTACGGGGTATAGCCCTTAGCCTATGAATACGTGGTGACATCTACCGACATTCCGTTAGCTTCCGGCCGGATTTGTAGGTAGGCTAGGGCTACGCCCCGCCGGTTACTTAGGCGGCGGCGGGTACGGGGCGGCTTTACCGGCGCCGGTTGCTAGTTAGGCGGATCTCCGATCTAGGCTACGCTTTTGAGCGTAACGACCGTTTCGGAAACAATCGCGCCGGGGGCTAGGGGGAGATCCTAGCCGCGCGGGGGTACTACGCGCCTTCGGAGCTTCCGGCTAAGCCGGACCGTAGGCCCAACTACCCCGATCCGTAAGCCCTTAGCGGGTACCGTGCTAGGAACCGGATAAGCACGGGTCGGATAGGCGCAAGAAATCATAAGCCATAAACCTCCCTCCCAACGGTTAGCAGCTGGGGCTTAGAGGCTGAACTACCCAAGCCTGTAAGCCCCCTGCTGGTAACCGCGGATAAGCCAAGGTGCCATAACCAGGGAGGAACCAAAAATGACCGTCGATACGACAACCGATAACGACACCATCACCGTCAAGGTCGGAACGAAGACCCTGAAGCTGAAGGTCACGGACGTCACGACTCTCACCGACGCGCTCCTGGCCGCTCGCAAGGAGGCCTACGAGAACCTGCGCGTCGCCCGCGAGGCCACCAAGGCCGCGCAGAAGACCGAAAGGGAGGCTGCGAAGCGCGTCAAGCTCGAGGAGCGCAAGGCTGCCCTCGAGGCGAAGCTCGCTGAGCTCGCAGCGTAGCGGGTAGGGCACCGAAAGGTGCCCCTCCCGGTGTGCTGAAGCATGCCAGAACACGAACCAGGGAGGAACACAAGATGGCAGCTCAGGGCAAGCCGTACAACGAGTACCATGGCAAGCCTGGAAAGCGGAATCGCGAGGTCTTCCGGAAGGTTCCCAAGACCGACCGGCTGCTGAAGCGGTACCGCGTGCTCTACTGGGACATCTGCGAGTTGCAGCTAATCAGCTGCGACAACCTGACGTCCGACAGCCAAGCAGCGATCGCACACGAGATCAACCTGCGTGAGATCGCGATGGCTCAGATCGTCGATCAGCTGGGATTCACTCCGGCTGCGTAGCGGGAGGGGCAGGAACTCAAACCTGCCCCGTCCCGGTGCGCTACTGCACCTAACCAGGGAGGTACTACAGAATGGCACTCGAAGCGTTCCGGGCACGTTGCCGTGAACTCCTCGCTGAAGGCGTGAAGCCTACGGCGACCGAGTTCGCAAAGCGCGGTTGGCCCAACGTAACTGTTGCCAACAACCGGCTGTACGCCGCGCAGGGCCGTCCTGCCTGCCCGGTGCCGGGGTCGGGTACGTGCTTCACATCCGGCCGCTACAACACGGCTCGCCGTGAGGAACTCCTCGCAGCGGGTTGGGTGTTCGTTCCCAACAACGGCAGGTACGAAGGTGCCGGCGTTTGGGTGAAGCCGTGATCGTACAACGGTTCTAGGTTGCGGGTGCGGTTCTTCGGAACCGTTCCCGGAGCACTACGCTCCGTAACAAAACACAGGGAGGGCACAATGCCTAAGTACGAGGATGGCAAGCTTCACATCAAGCCCGGCGACAGCTTCTGGGTCGTCGAGGAAGATGTCGGAGAGTTCCTGTTCTCGGTACAGTTCGCAGACGGTGAGAGGAACGAGAACAACGACATTCCTCTCGAGATGATCGTGTACCCGATGCATCTGAACGACATCGCAGCTAAGGACGACGACGTCACGGTGCTGCCTGTCACGGATGCTTCCGGTGTCAACGGCGCGAGGATCGTCTGCCACTGAGCTAGGACTAAGTGCGAGTCCTGCGGGCGAGGCAGCAAAGTTGAAGCTGTCCGCATCGTGTGAGGTAACGCTCTGTTGCGCTATGCCAACATCTGGAGCGGGCACTCATCACGCTGCCTCTGCCCGGAGCATTCGCTCCGAACACAACCAGGGAGGAAGCATGAAGCCAAGCGTGGCATCAGACCTCGACCGCATCGCGTATGCGGAGCAGAAGCTTTGCGATCTGCTCCAGGCGATGCGAGAGCTGAACCTGCATGCACCGTCGGCCACCGAAACGATCAGTGACGCGTTGGCCGACGCGAAGCTCTGCATCAAGACGCTGAGCGACGAGCTCGACGGCCGCAGCGTTCCCACGTTCAACCAAGAGCAGTGGGAAGCACTCAACCAGGCCGAGACGCGCATCTACAGGAACACCGGCTCACCGACCTACGGCTGGACGGACGTCGTCGAGCCGGAGGACAGCGCCCCGATGTTCTGGATCTGGCAACAGTGCGAGTCCTACTTCGAGAACATGGACGAGGACTGGAACCGGCTCACCCAGAAGGAGCGGGATCGCAAGATCGCTCATCGTCTCGCTCGCATCAACGCGATGATGGTCTACGGACCCGAGTACCTGCTGATCTGACACAGCGGGAGCGTACCCGAGAGGGTACGCTTCCCGGTGTGCCACTCAGGACGCCTACCACAGAACTACCAACCAGGGAGGAAAGGCAATGACTGAGGACATTCTCAGGAAGGTCCGCGGACTCATCGCGAAGGCCAACAGCACTGATCACGAGGGCGAACGCCGCGTGTTCATGGCAAAGGCCGACGAGTTGATGGAGAAATATGCCATCGACCAAGCGATGCTCCGCATGGGCGAGAACAAGAACGCTCGTGTGGTCGTTCGCCGGGACATGGACATCAGCTGGTGGTCCGAACTCAGTGACATCGACTTCGAGGCTCGGAGCAACATCTGGTGGCTCTTCAAGCGGTGCGTTGACTTCTGCCGGTGCTACACGGCAGAGCGCGCGATGAACTTCCGCCAGGGCAACTGCCCGGTGTACGGCATGGACAGCGATCTGTCATACCTTGACATGCTGTTCACGGATCTGCTCCTCCAGATGGTGGACCACATCAAGCCGAAGTACGATCCGTCCCTAAGCATGGGACAGAATGTCATGCGCGCGAAGGAAGCGGGCATGAAGTACATCGACATCGCGGTGTGGCTCGGCCATCCGGAGTGGCGCGTCCCGAACGGGACCGGCGGATACAAGACTGCCGACAACGGCAAGATGCTGCGCGAGTACAAGCAGTACCTTCGCACGCTCGGCAAGCTTCCGTCCGACGTCGTCAGCATCCACCCGACCACGTGGCAGGTCAGCTACGTCGAAGGCTTCTGCGTCATGGTACGCACGAGGCTCAACGACATGATCAAGCTGCGCGCGGGTGGCACCGGCGACGACAACAGCATGGCGTTGGTCGTACGCGACATCCGCGACCAGGCCATGGAGGCATTCAACGAGGCATTCCCGCCTCCTGTTCCGCCTCCGCCGCACCCCGACGACTGCAAGTGCGTCGCGTGCAAGGCGAAGAGGAAGCCTGTCAAGTATCGCCCTTCCAGGCAGTACAGTGACAAGGCATACCTGTCGGGTGCCGACAAGGGACGCGATGCTCGGATCGTCACCAACGACCCGAAGCTTCGCACACCAGGCAGGCTGGGCGAGTGACCTGCGGCTGAGGCTCTTCGGAGCCTTGGCCGGAGCTCACGCTCCACAAGCAACCACAGGGAGGAGAATATGACAGTGATCATGACCGATGAAGAGATCGGCGCGATTGCTGCGAAGCTGTGCGAAGCCGGATTCAACGGCAACGAGATCAGCTTTCAGCAGCGTGCCAATCGCGATCGTGTCGCGCTGGTCATGATGCATCTGGGCGCAAGGGTTCGTAAGAGCTCAACGCGCAACCAGAGCATCGACCCGCGCTACACGGTCGAGGGTCGCAACCTGCCCGACCTGGGCATGGGGAACGACCGCATCTTCACCAACCTGTACCACCTCGTCAGGACGCTCTGATGGCCAGGGACAGACTGCTCAAGGCTCGCTTCAAGATTGGCACCGAGACGCACACGTTCTACGGAGCCACGATCAAGGAAGCGACCGCGAACGCGAACGCCTGGGCCAAGAAGCACGGCCTGACGGCCAAGCAGGTGAAGTCATGAGGCGACCAGAGGTTGACGAGATCCTGAGAGTTCTCGATCCTGAGGCACTGGGTCTCGGTCAGCACTCGGACGCAGTGCAGGTCATTGCGGTCTTCGGCAGCCTCGGGGAAGACTGGGGCATCTGGGGCGAGCACGCTTGGTCCCAGGCCGACCACGACACCGAGACTGGCCATATCGGCGATTGGTACGTCATCGCCGTTGAAGTTCGCCAGAACGCAGAGGGCGAAACCGAAGTCGTACACGAGGGCGAGACATTCTCGCTCGCGAGCTACGAGGTCGGACAATGAGTGACGACTACACGCCGACGCTCAAAGAGCACATCAGCGTCGAGGGTGCCTGGAAGATCTTCTGGGACCCCGACCAGATGGGGCTGCTCACGTACACGATCATGGACAACGACAGCGGCATGCGCTACACCGCTCGCCACGAGGACGGCAGATGGATCGCCGCCCACGAGGGGCACATGACCGTGGACCAGGAGCGCACCATTCCGGCAGACGACGAGGAGTTCCGAACGTTGCTGGAGGCGCTCACAGAGGCACGAGCACAACGCTGAGTAGCGGGTTGCGTAGCATCAGCTACGCTTCCCGGTGTTCAGACAGAGCACCATGACCAGGGAGGTGGCAATGTACAGCATCATGATCAACGCTGGGCCACTGTCTTCCGACGACAACGAGATCTACTTCACGCAGATCCCGCCTGTCTTCATCGGCAAGACGGTGACGCACGCACCCGACGACAAGGGTGTGCAGAGGACCGACCACGAGACATGGGTCGAGATCCAGCCCAACAACGGTGCCTCGCACGTCCGCGGCAAGAAGATGCAGATCCCGCGCGAGCGCGTGGTCTTCATCACGGAGGACGCGTCATGACTCAGCGTCTCGAGCCGCGCAAGGACACGAAGAAGCGCGAGAAGGCAAGCAAGCTCGCTCGCGCCCAGATCGTCGAGGCTGCCACGAAGGGCAGGAAGACGGTGACGATCGAAGGTGTCGTCTTCAGCATCACGATCAAGAAGTCGTCGCCCAACGTCACGGTCGGCGGCGAGACCAAGAAGGTCCACGAGAAGTGGATCATCGCGCAACCCGCAGCTGGCGGTCTGCCGGTGTACAACCTGCACCACCCGACCAACACGAGCCGGGTCTGACACAGCGGGTGGCGCTCTCAGGAGCGCTGCCCGGTATGCCAGACGGCGTACCATAACCAGGGAGGTAGCTATGGAAGGAGGATTCGTCATCGACACTCCGGAGGGCATTCGTGCCTTCGGACTCCTCAGCCTGTACCACAAGCTGAAGATGGAGGTCGACAATCCTCACGGCCCGACGTGGCGCGGTTCGCCGCGCATGCAGGCTCTTCAGGTCATGGGTCGGGCTGACAAGCCCGGCAAGAAGAAGACGCTCGCGCTCTACGTCGAGTGGTTGAAGGAGCGTGGCATCGATGTCAGCGTCTAGCGACGAGCCCCTGTTCGAGGTCGTCGGTGAAGCGGTGTACGATGCCGAGACCGACAGCCTCGCACCAGCACCGCACGACGTGTACGAGTGCTGGGTGTCCGGTCACACCGACGTGGGCATTGCCGGCGGGTTCACGAAGAGAACCGACATCGCCGACATCGCGCTCTGGGTGGCAGGAGTCCTGCCCCACCTGGGCAAGCACGCTCATGTTCACATCGTCAAGCACAGGAGCGACGAGTACGTTCCGGTGAACTCGGTGCGTGTCTGATGGACGACCTGAAGAGGATCGTTCTACGTTCTGTACAGACAGTCATCAGCGATCATCTTGAAGATCGCGTCAATGACTCTCACGACTCGATCACAGGAATCGATCTCGAGATCAACGACCTGTCTCAGTCAGAAACAACCGTCAGGATCCACAGTCCGGGAGGACCTCGCTACTTCAAGGTGAAGGTCAGCGAGATGATCTGAGTTGCGGGAATCGCTAGGAGACTAGCGATCTCCCGGAGCATCAGGTATGCTCCACTAGACCCAGGGAGGTGAATATGACTGTACAACGAGACGCGGTTCCTACGTGGGCCCAAGAGACAGAGCGGATGGCATCACAGTCGCAGTTGAACTACATCCGTGATCTCGCGGGCAAGAAGGACCTAAGCGGTCTCAGAGTGGACCAGCAGCTCTGGCTCACCCAGAACCTCGAGAACGAAGAGGTCTGGTTGGCGACAACAAGCAAGATCACGTTCGCCAAGGCCAGGATCATGCTGGACAAGCTGATCCCGGCGAAGGACAAGCCACGCGCTGAACAGGAGCCGTATCTGAACCTGGGCTCGCTGGCCAAGCTGCCTCCTGGCAGATACGCCATCGAGAACGTTGACGGCGAGCTCAGGTTCTACCAGGTCTGGGAAAGCAGGGACAAGCGGGCACGACGCCTGTACGTCCAGCACTCAGACGAGACCAGTCGGCTGCCGATGCCTGCCCAGCAGGCGATCGCGCAGAAGATCCTGGACGCTGGTGTCCGCGAGTGTGCAATCCGGTACGGAATGGAGATCGGATCATGCTCGAACTGCGGACGCACGCTCACCAACGAGCTCAGTCGCCGCCTCGGCATCGGCCCTGTTTGTGGGGGCAGGATGTTCGGTGACGACGGCTGGCGCGATGAGGTCAAGACCATGCGTCAGACCATCATCGACGAGGGTGGCGATCCCGGTGAGTAAGCGAGAAACGTACGAGCAGCTCGAGACGAGCCGCGCTCGCATCGCTCACGAGAACGGACATCTTCGCAAGAGCAACAAGTACCTGTACGACAGGCTTCGCCGCCTCGAGAACAAGGTACGGACTACCATCATCGTCGGCGAGCCGTTCAACAACGATGGTCTGTACCAACTTCGACAGATGGTGCCGACGAAGCCAAGGCCGGTTCGGCGATGAAAGACACCTGCGAGATCTGCGGGTTCAAGACCAAGATGCCAGACACGTACATGCGCATCGTCACGATGCCTGGTTACAGGTCATGGCGGGGCATACCGCTCGAGGATCACACGGTGTGCTCACACTCGGCAGCCTGTCAACGTCGGCTGCTACGCAAGATGAAGTACGGCTCGTTCAGATTCATCCGGCACACAGACCTGGTGTACTTCGAACAGGTCCAGTACTGGATGAAGACCAACGTCAACCGATGGCGCTCAAGGCACAGGACGAGCGCCCACGTGTAGCTGAAGCTGAGGCTCACCGAGCCTCGGCTTGAACTACAACCACACGGGAGGAATGATGGATATCGTATTCACAATCCTCTTCATCGTGGCCCTCTTGGCCCTCATCGGCAAGATCGTTCGCGACAGAGAGGACGAACGTGGCGAGCACGACCAGGTCCTGGTTCGGAAGTACAAGACGACTGCCTCGATGCAGCGGGATCTCAACAAGCTCACCAAGCTCGGCTGGACGGCAGACCAACAGACGGCTGCTGCTGGGTTCCTCACCGGAACCAGGAGCTACACCGTCACGTACATCAGACATCAGCTATAGTTGCATAGCAGCCCACACCAGAGGCTGCTAAGTGCGCTCGGGTGTTCCTCCCTGGACCCTGGAGCGCACTTAGGAGCCTCTGGCTCTAGGGACTAGCCATACGGCTAGCAATCAGGTATCATTACCTGAGTAACCCTGCTTCACCGAGTAGACACTACCAACTGAAGGGAGCGAACATGGCACGTGAGGCAAAGATGGCGACTCCGTCGCAGATGACGAAGCTCGTCGCAGAGGTCAAGAAGAACCCCGGTGAGTCCGAGCGGTACTACTCCGAGAAGTGCGGCATCGACATGGCACTGATCGGTCGCTCGCTCTGGGCAGCCGAGGTCCAGGCGGACCCCAGCCTGAAGATCGCCGCCACTCCGGCGTCGGTCGCCAAGGCCGCCGACAAGGGCACCCTGCGCTGGCCGCGGATCGCGGCTTACGCTGGCATCTCTGTCGGTCAGGCCAAGGCACTGTACGAGCAGCACACCGGCAAGGCGGCTCCGTCGAACCTGACGAGTCGCGGTCGGCAGTTCGACGGCGTCACGCCGCAGAAGCGCACCGGCTCGTCCGGTCGGCGCGGAGCGGCGGCTGCCAAGCCGAGCGGGACCAGCGGTCGCCGGGGTGCGGCGAAGCCCACCACCGCCAAGCGCGGTGCGGCCAAGCCCGCAGCCGGCAAGCCCGCAGGTCGCCGGGGAACCCGCGCAGGCGCGGACCCCAAGTAAGACAGGCGGTCGAAGAGGTCCTCAAGATCGGCGACCCACGTGAGACTCAAGCACTCAACAGAGTCCTCGTGGGTCGCCGCATCTGGATTGAGAACTATGAGCAGAAGAATCTCGACCGTGAGACAGGGCGCGAGTACGTTTTGCCCGCTCACACGTACGACTGCCGAGTTCTCTCAATCAAGCAACTGCTACCTGCCGATCGCAGCAAGGGCAGAGAGAAACATCTCATCCAGCTGTGGACGGACCCTGGTGGCATGAGGACGCTGTCTGTCGGCAGTATCCGGCTGAAGGACCCAGGCCGGCAACGTCGTACCACCGCATGAACGCTGTAGCTGTGGCCCCGATGGGCCACGGCTAGAGCGCTCGGCGCTCTACGTTGGGTAGACCATTACCCATCGTCTTACTAGGACAATACAACCAGGGAGGGCTATGAAGACCACTATCATCGACCCGAACCCCGAGGTCGAAGAGACAGCGGTCATCAGCAGCGAGGCGCGTGCTCCGCGTCTCCTGAAGATCGCGAAGAAGCCGATGGCTTCGACATTCAGTATCACGCACAAGCTGGCGAACGACACGAAGCGTGTCGGATTCGTCATGTGTGGCGGAACCGTCGAGCAGTTCAACGACGCCTGCGACACGATGATCCGGAAGAATGCCAGGCTCGGCAACTCCAACGGCGTGTTCATTCACGCGATCGCCGGGGAGTACCGCTGGTGAGCCCACACACGCTGCTCGTCGTCGGCATCGCCTGCGGCCTGGTCGCGCTGATCTTCGCGTTCTGGCTGATCAGCCAGTCGGGCACGTGGCGAGGCTCTGACGATCACGAGCTCAACCGCCTCGCAGCACGCGAGGTCGTGAACCTGCTCATCGTCGAAGCAACAGAGAGCGATGTGGCACCCTGGGTAGATCCCAGGTACCAGGCCGCTCTTGACTACAGCATCACGATGTACCGCTCCTGCTGATTCCAGCGGCTGCCGCTCACTGAGCGGCGGTCGGTGCAATGAGCACCAGTGGAGGGAGGTTGTCGCAATGGCAAGAAAGCAGACGCAGGAGGAATATGTCAGTCAGCTTCCGCCCTTCAAGGTCACAGTCAGCAAGGATCATCCTGGCTGGCTGATCGTGGAGTGCGGTCGCGAGGACTGCGCAGATTTCTTCCTGGTCCGCAAGAGCCACTGGACTCGCAAGCTCGTTGTGAACGGGCATACCATCACGGGACGCTCGTGTCCATACTGCTTTCGGGCGGGACGAATGCCCACAAGCGGACGTCGTGCCGGTCAGGTATAATCGATCGGCTAAGACACTACCACACCGAGGAGACCATGAACAAGGCATTTGCGGAACTAAGTGCCGCAGGTGACAAGATCGAAATCAGCTTCAGGTACGATGCCGATCTCGTATCGTGCATCAAGGAAGTACCGGGAGCACGGTTTGTCCCTGCGGGAGATGGCGGTCCCATGTGGACCGTACCTCTCACCTTGGACAGCGCCCGCATGCTCAACAAGTGGATGGGACCGAGTCTCGTCCTGGGCAGGGCGTTCAAGGTCTGGGGCAAGGAAGCGGTAGGGCGTGAGAAGATGCTTCATGATCTCTCAACCATCGACGATCTGCCGGTGGACAAGCTCAAGATCGCTCAGACCATGCCCGATCTCGCCAACTGGCTGCGTGGTTACCAACGCGCGGATGTCCAGTTCCTGGCCGCTACGTCGGCTCTGAACCTGAACCAGCAGAGGCTGGGGAAGACACCAGAGACGATCGCGGCCATCTTCGAGTCGGGCGACGAAATCGCCAACGGACCGCATCTGGTCTGTGCACCGAAGACGTCGCTCAACACCGTCTGGCGCTTCGAGGTTGAACGCTGGACAGCGAAGCTGGAGAAGCCGCACGAGGTCATCACGTACTCGGGCGAGATGTCACAAGCCAGCCGTGCCGCTGCTATCGAGGAGTTCTGGAAGTGCATCGATGAGGAGTGGCCGGTCTGGTTCATCTGCACGTTCGCGACCGTTCGCGATGGCAACGAGCCCTTCATGGATCCGGCAGAGTTTCCGGACGGCTGGGCGTCGTTCACCATCGACGAGTTCCACAAGAGCGGTCTGCCGCGTGCATCGGGCAAGAAGGACATCAAGTCCAACAGCAAGTTCGCGCTGGCGGTCAAGGATGTTCCGGCTCAGCGACGCTACGCACTATCGGGCACTCCGATGGGCGGCAAGCCCATCAAGCTGTGGGGTGCGCTTCACTTCATCTACCCCAGGCAATACACGTCGAAGTGGCAGTGGGCCAAGACGTGGCTTCAGGTCAACAACAACGGCTTCGGGAACGACGTCGGCGGCATTCAGCGTGGCCGCGAGGACGAGTTCTACAAGGCCATGGCCCCATACGTCGTGAGACGGCTGCGGTCTGAGGTTCTGCCTCAGCTGCCGCCAGCGCAGTGGATCGACGTGTGGTGTGACATGACCCCGAAGCAGGAGAAGCAGTACCGGGAGTTCGCTGCCCGTGCTGAAGCCACGATCGAGGGTCTACAGCTGAACGCTCTTGGCATCCTGGCGGAGTACACGCGGTTGAAGCAGTTCGCCGATGCGTACTGCGAGCAGATGGAAGAGCGTGAGGTGACGTGCAACGCATGTGGCGGTACCGGCAAGATTGACATCGAGGGCGTAGAGCAACGCATCTGCCCTCGCTGCCTGGGTACCGGCAAGCGGAAGCATCAGCGCATCGTCCCCAGCACGGAGTCCGGCAAGCTGCCGGCGCTGATCGAGCGTCTGGCGGAGCAGGGCATCGTTGCTGGTACTGACAAGGACGATGACGCCGAGGGCGAATCGCTGGCGATCGTGGCCTCGCAGTTCAAGGAGGTCGCGGACATGGTTCACGCCTATCTGAACCACATCGGCATCAAGGCGGTGAAGATCACCGGCGACACGAAGGACGAAGAGCGGACGGTCAACCAGATGCTCTTCCGTCAGGATGGCAAGAGAATGCCTGACGACCCGCGTGTCATCGTCATGACCACCACCGCCGGTGGAGTTGCCATCACCCTGGACATGGTCGAGAACGTTCACATCCTCGACGAGACCTGGGTGCCGGATGACCAGGAGCAGTTGGCCGACCGGGCAGTCAACACCAGCCGTATGCATCAGATCGGCGTGTACGTGTACCGCAGCAAGAACACGGTCGAGCAGCAGATCGCCGAGCTCAACATCGAGAAGGGCAAGATCAACACCAACATCCTCGACATCCGTCGGCAGGGCTTCAGGGCCACGCTGGTGGAGGCCAAGGAGAAGGCTGGCGTTGGCGTATGACCATCCTCGGTGAGAAGGAGGGCGTGGGCGTCCTGGAGGTCTCCAGGGCACCCATGCCTGACACCAAGTACGAGTGCGTGATCGTCGAACTCTGGCAGGGCGATCGCGAGGACATCGCTGTCGGCGTCGACCAGTACCTGGTCGTCTTTGATGCCGATAACGTGCCCGATGAACTGCTCATCTCCAACCGTGGTTATAGCGGTTGGGAGATCAAGCGTGAGCAGCGTGACTCCGTCGTCTTCTTCCAGATCATCAAGGAGGTCAAGGCGGCGGACAAGGACGCGATCGCTCACGCGAAGTCAGACGAGCAGTTGCTCGACCCGGAGAACCGACGGTACAGCTATGGTGCCAACGCTCGCCGAGGAGAGCAGTACGAGCAGTTCCTTGCCGCCATCGATGCCCTCGGAGAGAACTACGAGGACCAGGAGGCATGGGCTGCCGTCGAAGCGTACCGAAGCGTCTTCGCGACGCTGCACGAGAAGTAGGCATGACTACAACCATACCATACGAAGGGAGTCCAGTGGCCATTGCGGCAGCAGAGCAGATTCGCTGGCGCGAGACGCCTGAGTCCTCGAACGTAGCAGCCATCGGCTGGGACGGCGAGGAGCGCATGTACGTGCGCTTCCACCACGGAGGCGTGTACCTGTACGATGGCGTCGCACGTCAGAGAGCAGTGGCTTGTTGGCGTGCTCCGAGCGTTGGAGTCTACTTCAACAAGCACATCAAGCCGAACTACCACTGCGTCAAGGTGACGTAATGCAGGTCGTGGTCTTCATACTGGCTGCTGTCATCTTCTGGCAGCTACTGAAGATCGTGAAGATCTGCTTCACAGGACTGGGCGACGAACCTGCCGCCCAGGGCGATCCGGAACCGGACGAAGCCAACCACAACGGGCATCCGCCCGCGAACGACAGCTGGTTCGGATTCGACGATCGCATGATGCAAGACGATGAGGATCCCGGCTAGGGTAGTGCCGGGGTCCTCATCCCCTTTCTCTATTTGCCTCCATTCCATCCTCCACCCCTACCTACCTCTCTCGCGCGCGACGACCCCGCGCGTGTACGCGCGTAAGGGGATTGACAAATAGAGTTTTGTTCGCGCGAGCGTGTACGCGCGGGGTCGAGGGTCCGGCACCTAGAGGCTTAGAGCCGAGGACGATCGGACTAGCGCGGGGCGATGGGTTACGGTAGGGTTCCTAGCTCGGCGGTCTAGGACCGTCGTTAGGACACTACCTACAGGGAGGTTTGTGAGTTGCCAGGCCGTCGTGGTTCATCGCCCGTTCCCCAAGTCCCGATGCTTCGGACAAGCGAGCGCACAACCGCCAAGAAGTGCGAGTGGTTGTGGGATCGCACATACAACGATCGGTTGAAGCCCTACACCGACGCGCCAGCGCTCCGCTTCGGTAGCCTCATACATCGTGCGCTCGCCGACTACTACATCGTCGGCTTGAAGCGTGGCGAGCATCCTGCCCTGGCGTTCGAGCGGCACTACGAGGCAGACATGGCCGCCAACGAAGAGATCTTTGGCATGAAGGTCGGCGACGACGAGAAGTGGGAGAACGCCTACGATCTCGGCATCGCGATGATGACCAACTACGTGGACGAGTACGGCAAGGACGAGCGGTGGGAGGTCATCGCCACCGAGATGCCGTTCCAGGTTCTGATCTACCACGAGGTGCTAGACAAGACCGCTGTCGGTGGCAGCCGCGTCGTGCCCTGGTTCTACTACGTCGGGGTCGTAGACGGCGTGTGGCGCGACCGCAACGACAAGAAGCTGTGGATCCCGGACCACAAGACCACGGGCGGGATCGGCGATAAGAACTGGAGCCACCTGGTCCTTGACGACCAGGCAGGCTCGTACTGGTCGTGGGGTGTTGACTTCCTCTACGCCAGCGGCATCCTGAAGCCCAACCAGAAGCTGGCAGGGATGCTGTACAACATCATGCGCAAGGCGATGCCCGACGAGCGTCCGAGTAAGCTGATCAAGGGCAGGCGCACCTATCTGAACAAAGACGGCACGATCAGCCTGAAGCAGCCGTCACCGTACTTCGCGCGTAAGCCCATCTTCAGAGACGAGTACGACCGCGAGCAGGTCAAGCAGCGCACGCTGGTGGACTACCGGAGGCTTGAGCTCTTCCGCAGTGGGGAGTTGGAGATCACGAAGAACCCTGGCATGTTCACCTGCCCGATGTGCAGCATGCGCGACGCCTGCGAGCTACACGAGACGGGTAGCGACTGGGTGGCGTTCATCAAGCAGACCACGAAGCCGTGGGACCCCTATGCCGAACACGAGATCTACGATGGAAGGTGATCTCCGTCCTGGTCCCAAGGATCACGAGAACTTCCCGATCGGGAACTGTCCGTCGTGTGGCTTGCAGCTTACCAAAGCGGGGCACGAGAACCGTGGCGATATGCACACGGCTGGACGTTACACCTGTATGAACCGCCAGTGCTCAGACAGGCGCTGGTTCAACCGTACCGGCGAACCGAGGTTCGGTGGCTGACGTACCGCACTTCGACTTTGACCTGAGTGCAGGCCGCGTCTTGTGTAACTTCCACCCATTGCCGTGGAAGGAGACCTGGCTAGAGCCGGGCACGCAGGTCGTTGTCATCACCTTCATTCTTGAACTGTTCAACGCGCTGATGGCGGATGCTGACTTTATCGCCAAGTGCACATTGCCAGGGGAGGATGGCGCGAGCACATCGATGGCGGCCAAGTTGATGCCGATCCCGCTTTGTTGCTGGGTCGCGGCCCACCACCCCGATGCTCTCGAGAAGGCATACAAGGACGCCGGAGTCACATCACCCGATGCCGGCGAAAGGGCGAGGAGGAACTGATGGACGACCAGCAGTTGTCAGAGGTCGGCGAGCAGCTTCGGATGCTGGCGTCGATCGCTCTTGGGCGCAAGGTTCACGCCAGCGAGGATCTCATGGTCGTGAACGCCGAGTTGCGCCAGCAGTACGAGAAGCTGCCCGATCGGGGGCAGGGAATCGTTGACCGTCTAAGGATGGGGCTGTGAAGAAGCCACCATCACGGTCAGCACCGTGCCCGAAGTGTCGTGGGCGTTGGGACGAGACCAAGGACGTCTGTACCAAGTGCCTGGTCACCGGCGCTGTGGTCGTGGGCGGCAAGAGGGTCTACCGGCGCTGGCGTAAGCGTCGTGACAACTACCTACGCGCGAGCGCTGGCCGCCGGACGTTCAAGCACGGACGGAACAACGGGCCGAAGCGCCTGAGAGTCGAGGTTTGACGTATGGTGATCTGGATTCGCAATTCTAGTTGCAGCGAAACGGGTTTCCATGCCGCGTAGACGACAACCTCAAAACGTAGTGCACCTGAGCAACAGACCGCCGACCCTGTCAGTAGTGGCACCGGCGGGTCTCAACTTCGAGAGCGTTGACACCGCTCAGGACTGGATCAGGATGCTGATCTACTGCAATCCCGGCATCGGTAAGACGAGCCTGATCGCGCAACCGAACACGCTCATTATCCGCAGCAGCATGGACCTGATCCCGGCGCGAGCGTTGAACCGTGGCGCTCATACCATCATCGCCGACACCCACGAGAAGCTGCTACAGATTCTCGAGTGGGCGCAGCACGTTGACCCGTTCCCGTACGAATGGGTCTGGTGGGACTGCATCAGCATCGCCCAAGACGTTCTGCTCGATGACGTCTGGGAGGCCGCTTGGCACAACAAGCCTCAGCGCAACTGGGTGCTTGACTCCAACGGCAGACCTACCAGTAAGCCGAACATCTCCCCGACGGGCGGCAAGGACAAGCCCGAGTATGGGACGAACGCAGACAGGATTGCCCAGTGGGTGCGCCACATGATCGGGTGCCGCCGGTTCCACTTCGGGATCACGGCCCACCCGTTCGAGGGGCAGCATCCGACCAACGACGAGGGCGGCTTTGTTCTGAAGCCGTGGATCCAGGTGCGCCAGATGCCTGAGAAGATCTGCGGCTACATGAACATGGTCGGCTTCATGGAGGTCGTAGAGGGCACAGAGACTCGACGGATCACGTTCAAGGAGTCCGACAGGTTCTATGCGAAGGATCAGTTCGATGCCTTCCTACCTGAAGGGATCGTTGACGACCCGTCGATCCCCGCCATTCAGGCGGCGGTTGAAGCAGCACGTTCCGGCAGCGCTGCGCCGCGCGGACAGCGCGGTCGGACAGCTGCACCCCGAGGAAGAAGAAGGGAGCAATAAGTGGCAAGGTTGATCGAGTACGACGTCACAGACGTAGAGGAATCTGGTGGCGGAACCGGCGTCAAGGTTCCCATCGGACTGCGGGTGGCCAAGATCGCTCTGTGCGAGCAGCGCGAGACCAAGGCCAACGGTCAGCCCGCGAACGACATCCGTCTCGGCCTGGACATGGGGCCGGAGTACGACTGGGTCTTCACCTACGTCGGCCTGGGACCCGAGTCCGACTGGAAGCTTGCGGAGTTCATCCGTGCGCTGAACCTGAAGGACAAGGGCAAGCTCGACCCGGCCAAGCAGGTCGGCAAGCTCATCCGTGTGAAGATCAACCACGGAGAGTACAACAACGAGTACGCACCCGATGCCGGCAAGCTGATGGCACCGCAGGACGGCGACGAGGTCGGCGGTCTGTCTGCATCGGCTGCTGCTGCCGGCGAGAGCAACGCTATCGACGCTGCTGTAGCCAGCCCCACAGCCGACGATGGCGGGTTCGTTGCCTCTCGCGAGGACGATCCCGAGGTCGGCAGCTACGACGATTGGGAGGAAGACGATCTGGCCGCCGAGGTCGAGGATCGTGGACTCACCCTGCCCGGTGGTCGTGGCAACAAGAAGGACAAGCTGGTCAAGGCTCTGCGCGAGGACGACAACGCAGCGTCCGATGCCGGCGACGCCGGTGGTGGTGGCGGCGACGACGCCTACGAGCCGGCATATGCGGATGGCTTCGAGCCGTCTCGCGAGAGCGACCCGGAAGTCGGCTCGTATGACGACTGGGAGGAAGACGACCTGAAGGCGGAGGTCACAGATCGTGGCCTGACCGTGCCGGGCGGTCGCGGTAGCAAGAAGGACAAGCTCATCGTCCTGCTCCGCGAGGAGGATGTGCTCGCCGATGGTGGTGGCGGTGCGGCAGATGACGCGCCGGATGCCGACAGCGGCGACGACTACGACAACTGGGAGCTCGATGCTCTCAAGAAGGAATGGGAGGAAAGGACGCTCGGCGACCTGCCCTCCTTCCGGGGCGGTGGAGCGGCTGATCGCGTGAAGGCTGCGATCGTGACTGCTCTTCGCGAAGACGACGGCGCCAACCCCTTCTCGTAGTCACATGGTTGAAGCAGGAGAGGCATTCGGAACTGACGATCTCGCTCTGGCGACAACACTCGCCTGCGCGGGGTTCAAGTATGAGCTGCGACGACTCAACAGTACCAAGGCCGCGTGGATGTTCTGTCCGCCGGAGCATCGCGAAGACGAGTTCTTCAATCTCATCACCAGCTACGAGAACCGTAGCTGCCAGGTTGAACCGTGGTCGTACACCATGGAGCTCAGCCGAGTGAAGAAGAGCCTGTTCGCGTTCCTTGATCGGTCGCATACTCGTCCGGATGCCTCTTCTGCGACAGCCGCATAGCTGATGAGCAAAGTAACAACACGTCAGATCCAGATGCTTGCGCCCTTCCTAGAGGGCACAGAGCCTACGCACCGCAACGCTGATAACACGCGTGAGTGGAACCTGCGCTGCCCGATTCACGGTGACGAGCGCCGCTCAGCTAGCCTCAACGTTGATAAGGGTGTGTTCTATTGCTTCAAGTGCGGTGGGATGCCGATCACCGCTCTCATCAGGCGCAAGGACGAGTGGGTAGAGGCCGGGCACCCCAACGGCAATGGCAAGGTCAACCTGGACGGTCAGCCGGTTGCTAAGCCTGTTCGCCCGATCAGCCAGGCGATGATTGACGGGTGGCACTCAGCCCTGATGAGTGCTCCTGGCGCATTGCAGTGGCTGAAGGAGAAGCGTGGGCTGACCGAGAAGACCGCCACGACATTCAAGATTGGCTACCAGGACGGTAGCAACTACACGATCCCGGTGTACGACGAGAACGGTGAGCTAGTCAACATCCGTTACTACAATCCCAAGCCCACAGAGGGTCGGCGGAAGATCTGGGGCGAGACCGGCTACAACGCACCACGGCTGTTCCCTATCAGCACCCTCACGTCCGGCGCGACCGAAGTCATCATCGCTGCCGGCGAGTGGGACGCGCTCTTGGCTATTCAGTACGGGTTCAACACGGTGACCCGCACGGCCGCAGAGAGCCAGTGGGACAACGCATGGGGTCCGTACTTCAAGGGCAAGCGGGTCTGGATATGCCAGGATGCCGACGAGACAGGGCAGAAGGGCAACGACAAGATCGCACGTGCCCTGGAACCTGTGGCCGAAGAGATCTTGATCTGCAAGCTGCCCTACGAGATCGTCGCCAAGAACGGTCCTGACATTACTAACCTGCTGCTTGACTTTGGGCCGACCAAGATGCAGGAGATGCTTGACTCGGCCCAGCCGTTCACCAAGGGACGACGCCGCGCGAAAGCAGAGACGAAGAGCGAGATAGAAACGGTCACCGTGCTAGACACGTTTGACTCTAAGCGCGTGGGAGAGCCCATGAAGGTGATCGTCACGATCAAGGGGCGCAAGGAGCCTGGCTACACCGTGCCCAGCAAGATCCACCTCGCATGCTCTCAGGACGCAGGGAACAAGTGCCAGGGCTGCCCGCTCAACGCGAACGAGGGCGACGCCATCATCGACGTCACTCCGGACAACCCTCTCGTGCTTGCTATGATCGGTGCCACCGCCCAGCAGCTTCAGCAGACGGTCAGCGAGGCCTACGGAATCCCTGGTGGTAGGTGCGGGCGCATGCAGCAAATGTACGAGGAGCACCAGGCCGTTGAGATCCTGTTCGGGCGTCCTGCTCTTGACTACACGGACGGTAGCGACACGACGCCGGACGCAGCGCAGTACAAGAGTATCACGGTGACGTCGGTAGGGCGGCACGATACCATGGCGAACAACACCGTCGCCGTGGTCGGTGCGCTTCACCCATCGCCGAAGGATCAGCGGAACGAGTTTCTCGCGCACGAACTGGAGTATTTGGAGACAGCCGTAGACCGCTTTGACATGGACGGCAAGATGGTGAAGCTGATGCAACGCTTCCAGGCCAAGGACGACCCGCTCAAGAAGATGGTGGAGATCAGCAAGGCGTTGAGCCAGCACGTGACCCGCATCCACGGTAGGCCTGAGATGCATGCGCTAATGGACGTGACGTTCCACAGCGTGCTCAGCTTCAACTTCGCGGGAGAAATGGTGGCGCGTGGCTGGCTTGAGAGCCTAGTCGTCGGCGACACCAGAACCGGCAAGAGCCTGGCGGCTGAACGGTTGGTGAGACACTTCGGGGGAGGTGAACTCATCAGCTGCGAGGCCGCCAGCTTTGCCGGCGTGGTCGGAGGGCTTCAACAGATGGGTGGGAAGGACTGGGCGGTGACGTGGGGAGTCATCCCACTCAACGACCGGCGACTGGTTGTGCTAGACGAGATCAGCGGTCTGACGCCTGAGGAGATTGGGCAGATGTCTGACATCCGTTCATCGGGGCAGGCCAAGCTCATCAAGATCCAGCAGGAGACAACGTGGGCGCGCACCCGGCTGCTGTGGCTAGGCAACCCGCGCAACGCGACCATGGCGAACTACACCTACGGCGTGGACGCAATCAAGCCTCTCATCGGCAACGCCGAGGACATAGCACGCTTCGACCTGGCGATGGCATGTACGCTCTTCGATGTGCCTGCCGAGACGATCAACCAACCGGCTGGTAGCGGTGAGCTACGGTACACGAGCGAAGCGTGCCACGCTATGCTGATGTGGTGCTGGACGCGCACGCCAGATCAGATACAGTTCTACAAGCAGGCGGAGCAGAAGGTGTTCGACCTAGCGAACGAGATGGGTCGTCGGTACATTGAGGATCCGCCGCTGGTACAGGCTGCCAACATCAGGATCAAGCTGGCCCGTTTGGCGGCAGCGATAGCAGCCCGCACGTTCTCGACGGACAAGGACTTCGAGAAGGTGATCGTGAAGCCTGAGCACGTCGGTGCTGCGGCCAGGCTGATGAATGTGCTCTACGGTATGCCTACGTTCGGGTACCGCGAGCGCAGCAAGGAGGTTCTAGCCGACAGGTACGCTGCCGAGCAGAACCGGGGCACGATGACGCAGTATCTGAAGGGTCGTCCGCTGCTGGCGAAGCACCTCAGGAGCCAGGGCAAGTTCCGCCGCCAGGATCTCGAGGAGCTACTCAGCATCAGCCGCGACGAGGCCAACGGCATCATCAACACCCTGTACGAAAACCGCATGGTGCGCCGGTATCTAGGCGACATCTATGTAGAACCTACACTTCACGCTCTACTTAGGGAGGTCAAGATATGAGCAAAGTTGCGGTACTCGGGTGTGGTCCGGCAGGTCTGCTGTGCGCACTCGCGGTCGAGGATTGCGGACACGACGTCACGATCCTCAGCAATAACGTGAAGTCAAACATCCCTGGCTCGGTCTACTTGCACGAGGCAGTACCGGGCGTGACCGGCGTGTACCCGGACAATCACGTACAGTACGTGCGCATGGGCACGCCGGAGGGATACGCTCGCAAGGTGTATGGTGACGCTGCCCGCAACACAGGGTGGCCGAACTTCCTGGCCGTGTATCCGTCCTGGAATGCACGCAAGGCGTACAACAAGCTGTGGATCAGGTTCGGCCCTCAAGTGCAGCACTGGCAGTACAACCACCGGACGTTTTTCGCCATCATCGCCCGGTACGACTACGTCATCAGCACACTTCCGGCGCACTCAATCTGCATCAATAACGCACACAGGTTCGACGGCGAGGAGTACTGGATCAAGACGCTGCCGACGCCGCCGATGGATGAGCGGCACGACATCGTTGTGTACAACGGACTGGCTACCGATCTCTGGTACCGCTGGTCTGTGCTAGGTGGTACGTGCTCAATCGAGAGCACGTTCGACATCTGGCCCGACGACATGAACGTGATCAAGGGCATCAAGGCACACAGCAGCAACTGCGACTGCTACCCGGAGGTTCACCGAGCGGGTAGATGGGCGGAGTGGCGGCATGGCGTGCTACTGAACGATGCCTACAAGAAGACGATGAGCATTCTCGAAGGGAGCGCAACATGAGCGACGAAGACAGGCAGTCCGTCACGTTCCAGGGCGGCGACGGCATCATCACCAGGCATGACTTCCTGGCGTACTGGGATGTGCTCCAGGAAGCGTTCGCGATCCACATCGACCGCGAGGCCATCCGCCACGGTCTGTGGAAGGACTACCCTGCCGGTGACCAGGCGGGGCAGATCAAGACAAAGGTCGATCGCGTGCTGCGGAGTCTGGAGCTGATCGAGACCATGGACCCCGAGAGCGCAGAGTTCATCGCGCAGGTCACCAACGTCGCGTCCGAGATGCTGGACATCATCAACTACGCAGTCTTCACCGTTCGGAAGATGCGGGGCGAGTGATGCCTGGTCGTAGACAGACACCAGGATCGAAGCACTTCTCTCGCGAGGAGATCGCCATCAACGGCTGGGACGAAGAGGATCTGCGTGTTGCGGAAGAGATCGTTGATGTCTCCGTGGCATTCGGGACGGCGATGTTCGTGACGGTGAATGCCACCCTAGAGCAGAAGCCGATGGCCGATGAAGCCTGGAAGCAGTTCGGTCGTCGGTTGGTGGCTGCGATGGAGGACGGCAAGCTCTAGTGGCCGACGAAGAACGCAAGAGCGTTAGCTCCGGTCACGGCGAGTGGATGACCGGCACGCCTAGCGATCGCAAGCTGATCGGGAAGGACGATCAGTTTGAGGCGCTGTCTGTTCGCGTGCCGGTGCACCGAGACGAGCACGCTCACGCCCCAATCATCATGCGGAAGGTGAAGCGGACGCGACGCCTGCCGCAGCGCACGAAGGAGATGACGTTTGCCTCGCTCCACCACCACACCACGTTCAGCTACGGGGACGGCTACGCATTGCCTAGTGCTCATTGCCGCCGGGCTGGAGAGATTGGTCTCACCGCCATGGCTGCTACAGAGCACGGGAATATCTCGTCCCATGTACAGATGGAGGCAGCTGCCAAGAAGAATGGCGTCAAGCCTCTCTTCGGCGTTGAGCTCTACACGGGAGAGCTAGGTGAGAACGCTACACAAAGGAAGAACCATCTCACCATCCTGGCCGAAGATGCCGAGGGATACCGGAACCTCCTACGGCTGGTCAGCGAGACCTACAGCGGCGGGTTCTACTACGAGCCGACGGCAGACGGCAAAATGCTTGCCAAGCACGGGGATGGACTCATCGTCCTGTCCGGATGCCAAGGCTCTGCTCTCTTCACTGCTGCCGTCGGCGGGAAACATGTGGATGAGGGTGACGCTAGTTATGGAGCAGCCCGACGGGTCGCAGGTCAGTTCAAGCGCCAGTTCGGCGACGCCTACTACATCGAAGTCCAGGCGTTCCCCGAGCTAGAGAAGACCAACCAGGCCAACCCCATGCTCGCTCGCATCGCGGAGGAACTCAGCATCCCCCTGGTCGTCACCTTTGACTGTCACTACACAGTGCCCGAGGAGAAGGAGATGCAGAAGATCCTCCACAATCTCAGGCCGGGCGAGAAGCGTAGCCTGGAAGACATGGCGCGTGAGTGGGGCTACAGCAGCAACCTCTGCCCGCCATGGACGGATCAGATGATCGTCCGCAAGCTGGTCGCTACGGGTCTGTCCAAACAGCAGGCGATCAGGGCCATACTCAACTCGCGCGAGGTCGCGGAGCGTTGTACGGTTGAGCTACCATCGCTAGAGATGGTTCGGTTCCCGGTGCCCGCAGGCTTCGAGAACGCGCTGGCCGTCTGGCGGCAGTGGATCCTTGACGGCTGGCGGTACCGTGGACTGAACAAGCTATCCGAGCCGCAGCTGTCCGAGTACAAGGCCAGGCTGAAGCACGAGATGGAAGTGATTGAGGGCAAGGACTTCATCGACTACTTCCTCGTCATCAGCGACCTGGTACGGTGGGCGAAGGACTCCGACATCGCTGTCGGCCCAGCACGCGGCAGTTCGGCAGGCTCGCTGGTTTGCTGGCTGCTCCGTATCACCGAGGTTGATCCGGTGAAGTATCCCGACCTGGTCTTTGAGCGGTTTATCGACGTCACACGAAAGGACCTGCCTGATATCGACATTGACTTCGCGTCGGACAGGCTAGAGGACGTGCGGATGTACGCTACCACCAAGTATGGTCCCGACCGGGTCAGCACCATCGGCACCTTCACGCGGTTCAAGGGCAAGAACAGCCTACTGGCCGCTGCTAGGGTCTTTCACGTACCCGAGTGGGAGATTCAGAAGATCAAGGACGTGCTCATCGAAAGGAGCTCAGGTGACCTACGTGCCAGCGCCACCATCGAAGACACTGCGGAGCAGTTCCCGCAGGCTCGTGACGTATTTGAGCGATATCCAGATCTTGGAGCTGCGCTTGACCTTGAAGGTAACTACGCGGGATTTGGAGTCCACGCGGCTGGACTTGTCATCTCGACTGGGCCCATTACAGACGTTGCGGCGATCTACGAGAGAGTTGTCAAAGGCGAGACTCGGCAGGTCATCAGCATGGACAAGTACGATGCTGAAGCTAAGGGGCTACTCAAGATTGACGCTCTCGGTCTCTCAACAATCGAAGCTCTTGACCACATGCGAAAGGAAGTGGGGTGGAGCCTAGATGAATTGTACAACCTACCGCTGGAGGATGACGATGTCCTGCAAGGGTTCAAGGAGAACGACGTCACCGGGATCTTTCAGTTCGACGGTCGGGCCTGTCGTTACGTCAACGGCGCACTCCAACCTGATCATTTCAAACACGTATACGATGTCACGGCTCTCGGCCGACCAGGTCCGCTCCATAACGGGGCTGCGAATGCATACATTGACGCCAAGTGGGGAAGAATGGAACCAGAGAATCTTCACCCGGCGATGGGCGCCATCTGCGATAGCACCTATGGTCAGATCGTCTACCAGGAGCAGATCCTACGTCTGCTGGGGGCTATCTTCGATTTTGACTGGACCCACAGGGCCGAAGTCAGACGGATCATCAGCAAGAAGCTAGGCGACCAGGAGTTCAACCGCAAGTGGGAGCAGGCGCTCGCCGGTGCCATGAAGCTACACGGTAGTGACGAGATCATGACTGCCGAGTTGGCACGACTGATCTGGATGAAGCTCATCACCGCCGGGTCGTACGCATTCAACGCCAGTCACGCCGTCAGTTACGGTATGATTGGCTGGCACACGATGTGGTTCAAGCGGAAGTATCCTGAGGTCTTCTACAAGGCGCAGATGAACGTCACCGACGACACCGATAAGCAGAAGAGACTGTTGCGCGACACGCAGCGGTTTGGCCGACATCTCGTCATCCGTCCGCCGCACCCGAAGCACAGCATGATCGGCTGGGAGCGCGACGGCAAGGACCTGGTAGCTGGCTTCAGCCAGGTGCCCGGCATCGGCGTGAAGACCGGACTGAGCATTATCACGTACCGCGAGGAGCACGGCATCGAGGACTGGCCCGACATGCTCAACGTAAAGGGCATCGGCGTGAAGACCATGGAGTCAGTCAAGGAGTTCTCTGAGCGCGGGGATGATCCGTTCGGTGCGCTATGGCTTGACAAGGCTATCGCGGCGGTGAAGCGCGAGATCTACGAGGGAGACCTTCAGCAGCTTCCGCAGCCTACGCATGTCGCCCAGGATCTGCCCTACGAACAGGGGCAGGACATTGAAGTCATCTGGCTCGGCTGCATTTATACGCGGAACGAGCGCGACCTGTTTGAGTTCAACCAGGCCAAGGGTGCTGAGCTAGACATGAGCGACCCGAAGCACCCGATCTTGAACGGTAAGCCTATCAGGGATCCCCACCTAGACAAGTGGGTGGTGATGGTCGGCGACGATGAGAGCGACCAACTTGGTCTCCGAGTCGACCGTTGGCGGTACCCGCGACTGCGGGAGAAGGTCTGGGCCATGCGCCCAGGCAAAGACCTCGTCCTTGTACGAGGAGTCAAACCGGGATACATGCCCACGCGGCAGATCGCTATCTCGGAAATGTGGGTTATCGATCCGGAGGTGTAGATTGAGCGATGCGTTCTATATCAAGGCATGTCTGACCATCTGCGCCGTCTGTCTCGTCGTCGGTGTCATTTGGGGCTGGAACCCGGTCTAGTGAAGACCCAGGGTACACGGTGGGGACGGACGGCCCTGTTGACCGTGTGGCAGTTATGCGCAAGGGATGGGCGGCGCATGGGCGTGCAATCAACGATAGGAGATCATGAAGGTAGCTCTTGTCATAATGCTACTCCTACTGTTCTGCGGAGTAGCGCAGGCCGATCACTACCACGCAACATCACCGGCCGAAATCTGGGCGCAGTCCGGCTTCGCTCGCTGTGTACGAATGCGCGAGTCGACAGACGGAAGGGGTGCTCAGAATCTGTACCAGATCCAGGGTCCAAGAGCGCACGGCAACTTCGGAGACTACGGCTGGTTGAACGGGGTGCCGCGCAAACAACAGAACCAGATCGCGTATCAGATGTTCAAGGCAAGAGGAGATCAACCGTGGAGGCCCTATGACCACTGCTACTGGGGCATGTCCTACTAACGCAACAAGGAGGGAGCAGCAATGGCACTGACCAAGCACGAGACCGCTGTCGAGATCGGTGAGATCTGCGGTCTCGGAACCACCACGATCAAGAACGTCCTGGACGCGCTGGCGCAGGTCGCCGCTGAGGAACTCGCCGCTGGCGAGGACTTCACGGTGCCCGGCATTGTCAAGGTCCGCTGGACGTACCGCAGTGCGCTGGCCAAGGGCGAGCGCTGGAAGAAGGGCGCAGAGGTTGTCGGGTTCGGCGGGATCGCATCCGTCAAGGACTCGGACAGCCCCGCTCGCAAGGCGTCCATCGGCATGCGTGCCTCGCTGGTCGGCACGGTGAACAAGCTCAAGCCCAAGAAGGCAGAGATGAGCACGTTCATGAAGACGAAGACGGCCAAGGCCGTCGCGACCAGGGTCGGACGGTAGCGTCATGGGCACGGACATCATGAAGTACGGCGACGCCGCGATGTTCGAAGCCCAGCCGATCAAGCGCGAGGAGGGTCGCCGTGTTGTACCATCGGTGACCCTCCTCAGCGCCACCCCGGATCCTCTCGGGGCATTGGCTGCTGGGTTCCGCATGTACCGGGGAGACCCGGTGTACAACCTGGGCGAGATCGATGACGACACGCGCAAGTGGGCGTGGGAGGAGAGCCTGAAGACGCACCTCAAGGCTCCGTGGGAGTTCATGGACTTCATGTTCATGATCGAGGCAGTGACACGCAGCTTCACGCACCAGATCGTGAGGCAGCGCACCGCCGTATACGCGCAGGAGAGCCTGCGGTTCGCGGTCAAGCGTGGCTTTGCTCAAGAGGCAGCGTTGCCGCCACACATCGTGGACTTCAGCGATTACGACGGCAGTCAGCCTCTTGGTGTGACGGAGCAGAAGCTGTTCGGCATTTACCAGGCGTGGATGGAGTCTCTCAGCATGATCGAAGAGGCATACAACTCCCTGGTCGACGCCGGCATCCCTGCCGAGGATGCACGGGGCATCCTTCCGCACTGCGTCACAACGCGCCTGATCTACAAGACCAACTTCCGAGGCCTGATCGAGCACGCGGGCAACCGCCTCTGCACACAGGCGCAGTTCGAGTGGCGGTCGGTTGAGATGGGCTTCATGAAGGCGATCCGCGAGGCCCAGGGCTACAACTACCGCAAGCCGGTGAGCTTTGGCAAGGAGAACACGTACTCGTTCGCGCGGTCAGACTGGCAGTTCCAGCTGCTGGCGACACCCATCCCCCAGACGTTCGCTCCTGTCTGCTACAAGGCAGGGCACTGCGTCTTCATGGGCACGCTTGACCGGGGCTGCACTATTCGTGATCGCGTGCAGGCATTCTCGGCTGCTGGTGTTCCTCCCACCGAGTGGGCGCAGGGTCAGCCGGAGGACGAGGCCAACGGAAAGCAGTACATCGCCGGCATTCACGTCGAGGAGTGGATGGCGAATGCCAACGCCGGCATCACAACGAGCGACGAGGACCGCCCGCAGTCCTGATGCCGTACTTTGAACGGTCAGAGCGCGGGAAGCACACGGCCAGGTTGCACGCTCAGCGTGCTGAACGTCGCCTGGCTGATCTCAGGGAGGAGGTCGAGAAGGCAGAACGTATGTACAACGGTGGCGGGGAAGCAGAGGTGGTGATCGGCGTCACGCTGGCAAAAGTCCTGGTTGAATGGGAGGAGAAGTGGACCGCCCAGCGTGACGCCGAGACCGAGAACACCACAACCAATGGTGGAATGAGAGTGATGAGTGCTAAGGATTGGCTGAAGGAGATGACTGGCATTCACGCTCGCAGGATCTACGGTCTGATGAAGGCTGAGTTCAAGTTCGTCTCGCTCGCCCAGGCTGACCTGCTCTTGACTGTGATCGGCAGTACTGCCCTGCAAGACGGGACGTTGCGAGTCATACCAAACCCGAACTGGTCACCAGAGAAGTGGCTAGCGTACATGGAGGAAAGGGGCTGCTTGTGAAACTGAACACCCAACACGTACTGGCACTATACCTCATCAACATCCGGATTGGGTTCGGTGCCGAGGTCACCGTGGATCTTCTGTCGCAGGATGAATACGGTGACATCCTTGCCGACATCAGCCAGGGAGGATTCGAGCCTCGCCGGATCAAGCTGCACGCGAAAGGCGGGTTCCAGGGCGAGTTGAAGCCGGAAACGACGATGGGTAACGACGTCTCCAGCGAAGAAGAGGACGAAGACATGGCTTTCGCTGGTCGCACCCGATCGACGATGGAGAAAGGCTCCTCCAATGGCTAGCGCGTTCCTGGCCGGTTACTACGATCCTGGGGTCGAGCTTAGGGACGAGTCTCCAGAGGAGATGGAGCAGTTCGAAAGGGAACGCCTGTACGTGCTGTTCGCTGTTGCCTCAGCCGCCGGACAAATCCCCCGGCGAGTCGGCGGGGATGCAGACGGAGACGAGCTTCGGAACGACAAGAAGCGCTGCCGCCGAATCGCTCACGTGGCGGAGCAGTGCTTCAAGGCGTGGGGCGGTGTACCAGGCAAAGGCGTCGCCAAGGACATCAGCAAGGAGGCGGCGCAGGTCTTCTGGGACAAGTGGTGGGCTAACCACCAGGTGGTGCTGAAGAACCGTATCGCCTACATCGCGTCATACGGTCTTCAGCACGCCGAGCACGAGCGCTGGGCTAAGAAGTCAGTAGTAAGGCTAACGAACGAGCAATCATGGCTGTCGTATGCGTTGAGGGATTAGAGACGGGGGCGATCGGATTCTTGAGTGTGATCTTGGTGCAGTCCCTCGTGGGCGTGAGCGAGTTGATCAGCAGCACCGTGAACGCGCGGCTCTGCTTTAGCTGAGCAAGGCGTTCAGCCGACATGTTCGGCTTCGCCTCCTGGATCTTTAGCACACTGTCGAGAGCCGCGATGGTGTTTCTATTTCGCTTGTTCGTCTGCTCGCAGCTGGTGATCATGTTGTCCAGCCGCTCGGCCTGGATCTGATTCGACCTCTTGTGGTTCTCGTTGATAAGCCACGCAGAAAGACCGGCGGTAACGACGACCACCAGAACCAGCGCTGCCGTGATTCTGTACAGCTTCTTCAGCGCAACCTGGAAGGTGTCGATGACCTCCTGAAGATCCTGCCAGGTTACGACGTCCGTATCAGCATGTCCGTTTCGCATCTTTGCGCTCCCTCCATAGGTTGACGATTGTCAAGACGAACATCGTCGCGGCGTACCAGGCCCAGAGATTCTTAGCCTGTTGATGGTTGAAGATCCCCAGGGTCAAATAACTGGACGCGATGATCGCCGCTAGCATCTGGAGTCTCATTTCTTCTCCTCGCTATGGTCACCCTCCTCGTGACCGTTGACTTTGCGCCGAACGCTGACGACCACGTTCTTGTACGCACCGAGCAGAATCAGCGACATCGCTGATGAGACGAGGAGGACCGACTCCTTGCCGGTCACAGCCCAGAAGACGGCAGCTGCGATAAGCAGAACGATGCCGAGAACTTGAAGCAGCCAGGCAGGAATGAGACCCTCAGCCCTCACGAAAGGTACCCACCCTTGACTGCGAACGAGTAGTAGACGCCGACCCCCTGGGTGAAGCTGGTGTTCATGCCAGAGATGGTCTCCCACTTCGCCATCTCTACCGTCTCTCCGCCGTTGACGTTGACGATCGGGCCGAACTGATTGGGCGTGAACCCAGAGCCGTTCGCCCAGGTGTCAAACTCACCGATACCGTCTATGTTCATAGCGAGATGGATGGTGTTGCCATCGCTCCCACCTTCCAGACGACCCGTAGAGCTGACACCCGCCTGCACCTTCATCTGGTAATGCGTGGAGTCTGGGTTGCTCGGCAACGCTCTACCATACTTGCCTCCATAGGCAGACCAGATGTAGTCATAGGACCAGCGGTGATCGAAGTCAGGACCGACAGTACGACCGCCTGCGTAGCCACCGTCGCCGTCTGATCCCTCCCATTCGTCGAACTGCATCACGCCGCTGGCGATGCCGTTGTTGCACGTGACGGCACGGTTGATGGTCGTCTGGTTCCCTAGTCTGTCCGTGATGAGGGCAGAGTAGGTGTGGGCACCAACCGTGATCAGATGGCTGTCATGCGTCGTGGTATACGGTCCTGGGTTGCTGATCGGAGAGCCGACGTTGACCCCGTCGACCTTGAACTGAACGGTGGCAACCTTGTCGTTATCAGCCGCTGTAACCGTAAGGGTGACCGTGCCGTTGACATTGCCAGCCGCAGGGCTAGTGAAGGATCCCGTAGGAGGAACCCGATCAACGTACAATGCGCCCTTCAGCATGGTCATGGCGTGAGGTTCCCTGCCGCGTACCAGTCGTTCGCCGCACGCTTGAAGAGCGTCGCCACCGCATACTGCCCAGCAAGCTTCAGGTTGTTGTTGTAAGAACGGACGGTGACACCGCCGGTCGCCACGATGGTCGTCTGACCAGCACCCAGCTGCACGATCGTGATGGACGTACCGATCGGGAAGTTGGTCGTGGCGTCGAGGGAGAGCGTGATGTTGTTCGCGCTGGCCACGTTCATCTCGACGACCTTGTTGGCGTCGGAGAGCACCAGGGTGTAGCTGGCCGTCTGAGTGTTGTAGACCAGAAGCCCTGCGAGGTTCTGCCATGTGGCGCCATCGTCGTACCACATCGTGAGCGTGTCCGTGGTCCACCAGAAGCGACCACCGCCGGACTGATGCGCTGCCGCTAGGCGGGCAGCATCCGTTCCCTGGTTGTAGACAACGTCCACGTCCAGGGCGGCGATGACATTGCCAATGTGGGCAGCGATGTCGTCGCGGTCTGAGCGGTCCGGGTTGGGGTACGAAATCCCGCGTCTTGTAGAAGCTAGCACTCGCCCTCCTCTCTGATCACGGGATGTCCCCGTAGGTTGTGAACGTGGTGTAGATATCGCTGTAGGCATTGTAGCCAGCGTACAGCGTTGCGTAAGTGCCGCCCGTCGGGGAACCTGCGATGATGTTCCAGAAGAGAACGAGGCCTGCTGGCTTCGCTGCCTGAAGAGCAGCGGCGGCAGCCGTGCGAATGGGTCCGACCGCAGGGCTCTCTGTGGAATACGTGTCTACCTCCAGGTGATATGGACCCGTATCCCTTTCCAGAATCGTGATCGTCTTGGTGCCCGTGAGGTACGGTCGAATAGCAGCAGCAATAGCCGTTGGTCGGCCACGACCCCATCCGATCTTGTCTCTGATCTGCTGGCGCTGCTGCGACGGCGTGTTGCCAGGGCTAACACGAACACCGACGAACTGGCCAAGCCACGGAACTGCGTTGTCCGGGATCGCATCGAGATCGACCAGGTTGAACCAAACCGGAAGATTCTTACTTGGGGCGTGCGCCAGATAGTCCAGGTCCTGAAGGGTCTGTCCGATGGCGCCCAGGAAGATGAGGAGCGCCCATCCGGTCTGGGCCTCAGCATTCTGAAGAGGCGCCATCTGACCATACATGGCCTGCGCGAAGGAACCGGCATCAGTCGGAGCGGGCATCAGGTCGCCGTCACCGTGAGGTCTGCATCAACGGTGAACGGAACTGGTGCCACATCACCCATGGTGTAATCGGCAGCAGCCTGAGAGCCTCCGTGCGGCCCGAGGGTCAGCGTCGTGATCTGATTGACGCCGGTAACTGCCTGGATGGCAGCGCCCAGGGCGAGACGGTTGATCGTCGGGGTGTTGTTCCACGTGATGGGGTCGTTCGGGTTGTCCGAAGTAGCAATGCCCCATGCCGCCGGGTTCAGGAACGCCTCGATGGCAAGCTTGATTCGAGCTGCGACGTCCGTTGTGCTGTATCCGACGATGGTGCTAACCGCAACCGTAACGTCGATCTCGTGCTTGACCGGATCGGCTACGTTCACGATGAAGTTCACCTCGCGCAGTGACTGCAAGTAAGTGCTGATGGCTGTCTTCACCGTGCCGCCAACAGGCGTACCAGTCGAGTCAAGTGCATACACAGCGACCATGCGCTGATTGCCGACGTCTACGGTGCCGCCCGGCACCCAGTCAGTTGTGTCACCACGGCGCAAAGATGCGTTGTCTACATAGTGAACCTCAGCATTTGCAGGAGTAGTAACCTGCGTCAAGATTCTGCACTTGACTGCCGTCGCTGGGGCAACAGCGGTACAGAACGCTTGCGTCCAGCCAGTAGTTGTGTCATTGACATTCGCGCCAAAAGTACCGCTAATGATCGCGTCGCCGGCATCGCGCCACTGAATCCCTACATTGCAGACCCTCGGTGTTACCGCAGACCTGAAGGATGCGACAGCCGTGATGGTGTCTCCCGGTACAATCGTCTTGCTCGCGGCGTTGATCATTGACATAGTCGCTGCTGATGCAGCAGTCATTTGGACAGACTTGGCCCCGTCCAAATGCTGGGCGGCAGTACTGGCGATGGTTGTGTTAGCCGAGTTCGTCCACCCCGAAGCGTCTGTTTCAGCGCTGGCCTCGTTCGCGGTGAGGAAGTTGTGGGCTGGGTTGTAGTTGTCCACGGCCACCGCTCGCTGCACACCGGCGACGTTCTGCGCGAGGATCGCGAAGTCAGCGGCCAGGATCGGCGTGGGAGAGAGCGTCTGAAGCTCGTTGCTAAGACGGCTGAGATACTCGTCGTCTGTCTCAGCGTCGACGCCACCTGTCGTACCAGCCACCTGCGTGATAGTGTTCACAAATGCCAAGGCGTCGATGAGCGCGATGCTCCCGCCAGGACTGCCGATCGCGGAGGCAGCCGCACCTGCGGTGACAGCGCTGAGTGTGACGCCGCCGGCAGCAGTCGTGTTGCTTCCTCCTGGCACGATGACGTCGTATAGCACCTGGAAGGGCACGACGTTGCCGCTGGCGTCCGTGATGCTGACCTGTGTACCGGCAGGGATGGTATGCCCCACCGAGTCAACGAGGAGCCAGGTTGACGTACACGTGGCGCTCACGGCATCGATCGGTGTGATACCGAACAGCTTGGCGCCCAGATAGCGGAACACGCTCTTGGGCACTTCGGTGGCTAGCGTCTGGATGTCAGCGGCCTCATTGCCGAATGCTTCGATGAGCCAGACGTCCAGGTTGCCCTCGGCAGGCTGCCAGCCGGGGACCTTTGCCTGTAGGTAGCTGAACGCACGCTGCATCAGATCGCGAGCATCGGCTGTGATCGGGAAGCTGATGTAGCCGGTGTTAGACATTTGATACCTCCGCGGTGATGTTCACGACCATCTGATCAACAACGTCGGGCAAACTACGCAACACGGTATTCGCCCTGGGCTCGTTCTGCTCTATCTCCTGGCGCATTTGCTCCGTGCTTAGCGGCCTCACGGAGAAGGTTGGATCGGTGATCCCGAACAGGGGGACGTACATGCGACTGCCCGCCTGGGTACGGACGATTGCCTCGACGCAGTTTGTCACGTCTTCGCCGCTATCCTGCTGTGACACTGCCGCAGAGAGCAGGCCGGGAATGGTTACCGGAGATCCGATCGTGTCAATGTAGTCAGTCGCGACCGAACCCGTCTCGATCTGAACGGCATCAACGCCGAAGAAGTCTCCAGTTGCTGCGACGCCCTCAAGACCGATGAACAGCGCCAGAGCATTCGTGTTTACGGCTGTCCAAGAACAGGCGATTCGCTGCCAGCTTCCCGTCAGGACGATGGTGCTGAAGACAGTTGGTGTGACTCCGTCCCACGGACGAAGCGTGAGAGTCTTGCCAACCGTCTGTCCTGTCTCCGCTTTCACATAAGCCGAGGCTGTGTACGCCTGGCCGAGGACTTGGGCTGCGAAAACGTTGGGAGAGGTGATGATGCGAAGATAGTTACTGGGCGGAGAGCCTGGCGACGAAACCTGGGCTGATGCGATGCCAAAGTTATGTTCTGACGTAACACGCGTGAGTGTGTTTGGCGCACCGTCGATTACCCAGCCGGTGAGGTCGACCTCGAAGCCTCCATTGAGAATGAAGTTCGTGCGCTGCTGCTTGCCGACAAACCGGAAGGGAAGGTCAAAGTGTGGGATGGTCGCTGTCATACATACCTCGCTGTCAGGATCGGGGTCGTATAGTTGGCAGCATCAACGACTAGGTTTGTGCCACCGCTCCAGAGAACCTGGTATGTGTGATTTCCTGCTGACGGCGTGACCAGAGTGCGCAATGGAACTTCTACGATATTTGCGGCTCCCCCTCCTACCACGTAGAAGTAGTGTACATTCGTGATCGGAGAGCCGCTCTCTCCCCACCATAGCTGGCCCGTCTGCGCTGCCCCAGTGGAAGCTAGTCCGAGGGTCGCAAAAAGCTCTACCTGCTGACCGTTGTATGCAGCAGACGGCAAAGCACCAAGAACTTGGGGTCCGCTTCCACTGTAGGTGATTGTCCCGGTCAGCTGAGCTGATGCAATCAGACGAGGGAGCAGATCTGCACGAACCCACGAGGTCCACGCAAGAGCGGAGTTACGACTTCTGACGAACTGCTGGTTAGAGAAGTAGTCCCAGAGATTCTGTTTGATGTTTCCGCCGTACACGCTCGTTACGATTACGTGCCCGACTTGGTTTGCAGTCGTGGGTGTATTCGCCGTGGTGTTGGTGAATGCATACCAGCCCGAGGAGGTTGCGTTGTTGAGATCGTTGCCGGGAGGACTTCCAACATCAGCCTGGAGGTTGGAGGGCAGATCGGATTGCTGGATAAATGACCAAACAGCAGCGCCACCCACCGCCTTGATCCATTTACCCTCCGGGAAGACTGTTTGATTCCACCAAGTGGTAACCCAGGGCGCACGACGATTATCGAACGAGACTATACAAGGATCTCCAATCACAGGTATCTCAACGATGTTGCGCGGCTGCCAGTAACAGGGACCCCACTTGTGATCTAGGCTGATATCAGGGATGATGACGCTTACTCGGTCTGAGAGATTCGCTGGTGTACTCGCAATGATACCAGCCCAAGTGCCCTGAAGAACACCCTTACCATGCCTCTGCGCGTCGGGAATGAGGTCACTCAGAGTTGCCATAGCCTCGCACCACCGAGATATGTCGGGTTGGTCCATCCCGTGAAGCCATTGTCGATCCTGACATTAGCCCCGGTGTGTGGAGCATCGATCATCTGGCCAGCCCCGATATAGATGCCGACGTGGTCGATGTGCTGAAGGTCGTCTCCGAAGAACACCAGGTCACCAGGCAGAAGTATAGCGGGTGGGAGGATGGGTGCTCCAGCGTCGTACTGGTCCTGGGCGACACGAGGGATACTGATTCCTGCGGCGCTGTATGCAGCCTGCGCAAGACCAGAGCAGTCAAAGGCAACTCCGGGCACCTCTGCTCCCCAGCGGTACGGAACGCCAAGTTGCTGACGGACGTAGTTGACGATCTTCGTCTGCACAGGACCGGACGTCTCGCCCTGCCCTAGTGCGGCAGCGGGGAAGGCAGGCGTCGGGTCTATGGCATTTGCTGTGCCGCTTAGAACCTTAGAGGTAGAGTTGGAAGATGGCTCCGGGAGAACCGGCTGAGGCTTGATGGCCGTGATCGTAGCGATGTGATCGAATAGGCTACGCTCGATGGTATCAACGAGCCACTTACCGTCGGCGATCGTTCCCATGTCCTTCACGGTGATGGTGCTGCCCGGTGGGGCGCTCCACCTAGTCAGGTGCGCTGTGATGTTCAGCGTCGCTCTTCTCTTTCCTTCATCAAAGTCGTAGTCGATCGTGTCAATGCCATCCGAGTCCTCGCTAATCACCATGAAAGGCTTGCTGAGGAACAGGTCCTCGTCGCTGATGAAGTAGATGACACCGTTGACGCAGAATGCACGCCAGTTCACTTCTTGGGCAAGCCTCTGGATGCAGGCCCAGCTGTTCTCCTTCGTAAGCAGCGTCTCTCCTGCCGAATCAGTAGCGAGGGTTCCACGTGTGAAGAAGAATGCTGACAGGCTCGCATCCTTGATAGCGGGAGCAAGCAACATGTTCTTGGCCGCCGTGTTTGCTGATGCAGCCGCACCGCTCGGACTGAGCTTGACGCCATAGGCATTCACGATCTCAGTAGCCTCAGACTGGAACGGACCATAGGCAGAGGGTGTACCGCTATGCTGCACGCTCTGGCACAGATCATTCAGGTCCAGGTTCGGGAACTGTTTGTCTACCGTCATAGCCCGCTGGAAATACGCAGCAGCGTCGGTCGCTACGTTGCGTGTCGCAGGCCACCCCTGGCTCGCTCTCTGCTGGAACACACCTACACTGTCCAGGTCACCGCCCGGCAAGTTGATGATGTTGCTCTCATCGATAGCCGTCATGATGGAGCTAGTGATCACCTTGTAGTTGGCACCCATGGCCAGACCCACGGAGATGATTGTGTCTGCGTTAGTCAGTTGCTCACTCGTCGCCGTAGCACCACGAACCGTCAGACCAGGGAGTGCAGCGAGACCGTCAGCTCTCGCTGTGATCGCGAGGTTCGTCGTCGCCTTGTCCTGCTTCACGTTCACAAGAGGTGTTCCAGATGCAGTCACGAGAGCCTGGTTCGGCTGAACATCGCTGACCTTCTGCACCTTCTTGAGCTCTGGGATGACCCAGTCCAGCGGTAGCTCCTTCACCTCGCGAATCATGCGCAGCACAAACTCGGCACGAGTGATCTTGCCACGATCCGCCTGAATGAATGTGTCGTAGTAACGTAGGGCATTGATCTCCCTGTCTTCAAACACGAGCGTGAGCTGACGACCACCCTTCTTCACCGCCACGAGGGTGAAGTAGAGACCGTCTACCTGAACATCAACCTTGCGACCCAGGCGACCGCTCTTCTGAATCGTACGGTCAAGATCATCCTCTACGGCAACAGTCAACGTGCTCGCTCCCTCGATCGTTCTCGAGATCGTAGCAGAGCTGATCACGTTGGACAGGCTGATCCCCGCCTTGTTGCGCATCTCAAGTTGGAAGCCCTGGAGATCAACGTCTGCGTTGATTCCCTCCAGCTGATAGTTCGGCTTCAGCTGAGACTGCGAGAGGGTGTCTACTGCTGATGTCATTTGCTGTTAGCCGGTGGGACGACGAAGGTGACACCGTTCGCGATGCCTAGACGTTGGTCGATCGGCAGCCAAGGATTGGCCTCAAGGATCTTGGTGTACAGACCGGGATCACCGTACTCCTTCTGCGCCTCCTGCTTTGCAGTGAGACCTGAGCCTGTTTTGATCTTGGTGCCAACGGGACCGGCACCAGCCGCAATGGCAGGAGTAGGCTGCGTGATGATGACCTCCTCGTCCACGTACTCCAGGAGGCTGATGACAACGCTCTGCCTCAGCCGGACAAGGCTAGCGCCTTTACGCACCCATGTGACATTCTGGTTGTCCCACTTCATGTTCTCGATGACCCACCAGTGCACGTGCGGCAGTGGCGTGGCTCCTACGACCAGCAACGTGGGCGGCTGCTTCAGATGCCCTACAGGCTCGGCCATCTTCACCAGGGCCGTGATGTGCTCCTCCTGGCTGACGTTGCCTCGGATGCCCTCGAAGATGACGGGTAGGTCCATGCGGTACGGGTCGCGACCGGCGAAGCGCGTGAGGCTTGTACGCTTCGGCCTCTGAATCACGTCCCACCCTCCATGCCCACCTGTGATCACGGCATTCTCTGCGTCCAGAAGAACTTGGATCTTGTGCCCTGCGGAGGAACTGATAGTGACGTAATGATCTGGGTTTGTCATTGCCTCGCCTCTATGTCGGTAATGACCTGAGCCATCGCTAGACCGACCTGTCTGCTATCAAACACGATCGGCTGTGGCATCACCTTCACGTTCACGTTGAATCCCGATCCGACACCCGTCACGCTGCTCGGGGTGACCGAGGCTCCGGACGGCAGATTGAGCAACTCTGGCCCTCTCTCGCCTACCCAGGACAGGCCGCCACGACTGACAAGACCGCCACCAGCGAGGCCAGGGATCCCGAACACGCCACCAGCAAAACGTAGCGCACTCTCTGCTGTGCCCGTCCATCCTCCGCCACCGCCCTTTTTGCTTCCTGGCAGACCTGGCAAACCGAGATGTCCAAGGAACGCACCGGGCAGTCCTGTGAACGCTCCGATCAGGCTATGACCAGAGAACCAGTTGTACACAGACTTGGCGACCCTGAGAATGGCGTTCAGGAATCTGGTGATCATCACCGCTGCCAACCCGAACGGGCCGAAGAGGATCGGCGCTAGTAGCTGCCAATGCGTCTTGGCCCAGTTCAACGTGTCATCTACCAGGTGACGGAACGCAGCCCACCGAGTGTACAGGAGATAGAACCCCGTTGCGGCTAGCGCGATCCATCCCAGGATTGGGATTGCAACATCCAAGGTGAGCCAGGCAGCAGCGAACCCGTCAACAGCGATGGTGGCTGCTGCGGTCGCCGTAGCGAAAAGTCCCATGGCGGCTTCCCAGATCCCAGTCAGGATGATCTGCCCCTTCATGGCGGCGGCGGCGATGAGTATGGCGGCGGTGGCTCGGTACTCGGCCAGAGCCAGGGCGATGCTAGCGAATGCTGCGCTCTCGGTAACAAGAGTATATGCTGTCGTAGCGACACTGGCCACTAGCATCACAGCTGCCTTGATCCGCATGGCGATGGTATGAATACCTTCGGCGATCGCGACAGCATACAGGCGAGACTTGTACAAAAGGAGTAGGGTCAGGTAGACGCCCAGGATGATACCGAGCGCTCTGAACTGCCACTTCAGACCGTCACCACCGATCATGAAGATACGAAGAGGGAACAGGATCGCGACGATTGCATACTTCAGGGCGAGCAGCGTCAATCCGACGCCCTGCATGACACCCTGTAGCAAGTAGAAGAAGTTGAGCACAATGCCTGTGTTCGGGGAGATCGCCTGATTGACCCCTTTGAAGAAGTCCTCCATCGTAAGGGTCTTGCCCCTCTTGACATAGCCCTTGTAGATGTAGTCGTCTACCTTCTTGAAGAATCCCTGGAGACCGAAGAACGTACCGGCCGATCCTGAGGCGCTGGCCTGGCTGAGAAGGTCCTTGAATGTTGTGTATGTTCCGTGAAGGGTCTTGGTGGCCTGGTTGAACGCAGCATCCCTGAACCCTGGCGCAGTCGCGGTGAACTTGTTGAGTGCCTCCAGCGTCTGAAGGACCGGGATGTTTGCGGCACCGATACGGTGCAGCTGGTCTCCTGTCACCCCTAGCTCTTTGTTGAGTACCGGAATGATCGGAATACCGTCTCTCGCCAGCTGGTTGACGGCATAACCAGTCAGCCTGCCAGAGTAAGCCATGTGCTGAAGAGCCAACGATGCGCGCTGAAGTGTGGACGGCGTCAGCTTACCGGCGTAGGACAGAGAGTCAACGATGCTCTTCACTGTCTTGTTCGCAAGGTCGAGAGGATTGTTCACTCCCGGCGCATACTTCAGCGCTGCGTAGAGCTGACGGAACGCGACGGTGACGTCCTTGAACTGGAAAGGTGTGAACGCTGAGTATCGGTACAGGTACTGAAGCTCTGTGTTCAACGCCTGAGTGCTCTTGAAGACCGGATGAAGTGCGACGTATGCCTGCTGAAGAGCAGACTGGTAGTTGAAGCCGAGCTTGAGAACGGCAGCCCCTGCCGCGAGTAGGGCCAGGGTGCCAGCGTATGTCACGCGACGAGCGGTGAAGAGAGCCTGCGTGTACAGGTTCGAGCGACGGGTGGCATTGTCCATGCCCTTCGCGCTGAATCCGGCAGCGACTCCTAGCTCCTTCAGAGACGCAGCCTCGGCTTGCGCTCCCGCTACGAACTCTTGCCACCCTAGTAGGATGGACTCGATAATGACTGGCTCAGATGGCACCCTGACTCCTACTTGAACATGCGGTTGAGAACTTGCGCGATCTCACTTGCATGCATGATGGCGCGATTGCGATCGGCTTGCTGCTGTAGATCCCGCGTCGCCCACGCAACTGCCTGCATGACCCCTCGCCGCAGAGGATCTGTCTCCGCGAGGAATGCGATGGGGTCCATGCCGGCAAGGGCGACATATGCGGCAGCCTCGATCTCAACGCGCCCTAGAGGTTTCCCCCTGCCTCCAGGAACTCGGACGTAACGTCAATGGAGGTGTCGCCCATCCATCGTCCGAGAAGGAGGGTGTGCTGCTGGAGCGCGACCATGTTGCCGCCGAAGAGGGCGATGACAACGCTCCGAGCCGGACTGTTCAGGTCGACGGCATCCCCGAACTTGAGGGCGTCGGCCAACTCTTGACCGAAGTTGAGGAAGGGCAGATCGATCTTCTCCCCTTCCTTCTCGGCATAGAACCCTTCGCACGCAGCGATCATCGTGTCGATCGAAGCATACAGAACACGCTCGTACTGCTGATGCTTGCGGAACTCACGTTGAACCCGGACACCAATACGCCCGAGTTCCTCGCCACCGAGCAAGCGGTACTTGACGTACAGGCTCACCCCTGTCTTGGTTCCGTACCCCGGAACTGGGATGGCAACCTCGCGCTCAGTTGCAAGGGTGTCACGCTCCTCAGCAAGAGCGTCGAGCAGGCTGCCCGTATCTTCGGACAGCCCGCCCGCTGCTGCGAGAGAGGTCTCGCCCAAGTTCGGCGACGCCTCGTGGATCGGTTCTGCTTCTGACATTTCGCTCCCTCCTTGACGTTCTTCTAGGTCACCGACGGGGTGCCGGTGACGACGAACTCCAGCTCGACGATGGCGGCACCGCTCTGCGTAGAGTCCAGCGGCGGCGGAGTCACCTTCTTGAGCACGGCGTTGTACACCTGCGGCTTCCCGAAGACGTTGCCGTTGATGTCCAGGGGCTGCCTGGTCAGGATGGCCGCCGACTTGCCGGCAGCGTTGACCCATTCCTGGATGTGCTGGTGGTCGCGCTCCAGCCTGTACAGGCGGGAGATCGTGACGTTGTCCGTCGTGGTACGACCACCGAGTGCAACTGGCGGGGCCATGCCGCCAGGGTAGTAGTTGGAGGAGTCGGAGTCGACCCCGCCACCGTCCCACTTGTCCCAGATGCCGTACTTGACCATCTTGCCGGTCGCCTGGTTCACAACGGAGACGGTGATCCGATGGGTGTCTTGACGAGTAGGTCCGCCGGTCATCTAGCTCACCACCTGAGTGATCGGGGTGTTGACGATGAGGATCGTGACCAGCTCAGCCATCGGCGATGGCCTCACCGACACGTTGGCACGAAGCTCGTTGTTCGCGATCACCGTCGGCGTGTTGACCGACGGTCCCGTATCCACGTTGAACGCCGTCTCCGGCACATCACCGAAGATCTGTCCTGCGGCCCAGTCGGCCTGGCAGAGAGACGCGAGGTCTGCCCCGTAGTCGGCCTGCGTGTTCCCGGTGCCGTCGATCTGCGAGAAGACGTACCGCTCGCCGACAGCCTGGCAACGAGAGACGAGGCTCATCAGATACCGGACATTGCCGAAGTCCAGCCACGAGGGAAGCGTGACCGGATTCGCCAGTGAGCGATACCCGTAGTTCCTGAAGCCGCCCAGCATGTTCCGGATCACGTTGACACCGGAGTTGTTGAGCGTCTGGCGGTTCGCGTCCGTGAAGTTCTGCTGCGACGCGTTGATCACCGTTCTGAACTGCCCCTGCTCGCCGGCAGCCGGTGTGTTGGGGTTCGACAGCGCGTCGTTGCGGGCGATCAGCCCTGCCATCGCCGCCGACGGCGGCACCGTCCTGACCGTCCCGGCTGTGATGCCCGGGATGACGAGCCACGGCGTGAACGCCGCTGCGTACTGGCCGTTGCCGTTCGCGGCGGCAGCAGCTGCTCCTGACTGGAGCGTTGCAAGCGTCGCTGTGTCGGCCAGGTCCACGAGCGCCACGCGGTTGTTCGCTGCCGCATGCGCGGTCAGCTGCTGCGTGCCGGCTGTCGTCGTGCGACCGGGAACGAGAACCTGACCAGGCCCCAAGTCCGGCGTGAACGTGTTGAGCGCCGTCAGCCACTGAGCGTCCACGATGTTGGCGCGGTCGTCTGCACCGCCCGCGAGAGAAACAGCCGCCACGTTCGCAGGAACGTTGGTGCTGGACCCAAGCGTGATGGTGAGGTACTGGCTGTACTGCGTCGCCCATGCGATCGCGTCCGCCTGTGTCGCCAGGTCGTACGAGGTCTCGAGGACGTTGGCGCTTGCGTCGGTGACCTGAACTGCGTAGCCACTGACCTGCCCGGCGATGATGGCAACCTTGATGCCGTTGCCCCACAGACCGGGGGAGTTCGCGTTCACGATCAGCGACGCTACTGCGCCACCGTCGTTGAACGTGTGGGTCGCGATCGCAGCCGCTGGTCCCACAACACGACCGATGTAGACAGCGTTGCCGCCCTCGCGGAAGAAAACGTCCACGCAGTCGTAGAGGCTGCTGTACGTGACGCGCCCTCCGCAGAGCGAGTTGAACTGGTCCAGGTTCTGAACCAGGGTTGCCCTTGTGGTCGAACCCCGGTCGCAGAGACCGGCCATGAACGCAACGCCGGCATCGGTCGGAAGTGAGCGTGGCGGAACTGACGTCGCGACAGAGACCTGAACGCCAGGACGCGTCATTCGCTATCTCCTTCCGTCTTCTTGGCGGTGTGGGCCGTGGTCTTCTTGGCCTCCGCCTGCTCTGAGGGCACGAGAAGCCCCTCTTCGATCAGCCGAGCGTTGTGAGGATCCTTGAGGTCCTCGTCATCCAGCTCGACGAACTCACCGATGGCGAGCATGCGGCCGTCGGCGAGGTCTTGCACGTGGGTTCCCACCCACCTGTGTTCCGTCTTTGCCATCTTCACTCCTCTGGTAGTACGGTGGCGGTAACGGTTTCGGCCAACGGCCAATCGGAGCCAGGTTGCGTCGGCTCCGGATCGACGGTCTTGGGACCGCCGAACCTGTTCACGAGACCAGCTACTTCGATCTCGAATACTACCTGACCTGCACTGATGGTCAGATCGTCGGGGAACGGGAAGTTGTCATCGTAGCTCTCATCGAGCCATTCAGACCCGTCTGCGAAATCCCCGAGGGACTGCTGCTGTAGAAGGATGGTCCGGATGATGGCCGTGTACACCCGAACGAGCTTCATCGTGTCCTGCCTATTCCCGGCAGAGACAAACACGCCCACGCCGATGCTGAAGAAGACGCGGAACGAACCGTCCCCTTCCTGCTTGGGCTTGTTGCGAGAGCTCAGCCCAGGGCTGATGACCACGATGCTCGGCAGCTGGTCTGCCGCCTCCCGGTCGATCTGATTGGCCTTGAGATAACTTCTCGGCTGAGGATGAACAGGAGGGTCTATGTTGGTGGCGATGAGTCCAGCCTGCAACTCATACTCCACCAGGTATGTGTAGAACCACTTTTCGATCGTGTCAAGAACTGCCTGCTCAAGCTGGTCGGCAACGGTGATGTTGTCGAAGATTGTCATTCGCCGAACCTCCAGGCGTTCACGAGGTGATCAGTAACTACCTGACTCATCTCTAGACGATCTCTCATAGTGAACCTGATGAATGGCCTGTGCGCCTGCTGCGTTGCCGCGTAGGGCAGGTCAGATTCGATCGTGACATTGTGTCTACCGATCTCGAGGATCTGGTGCGGTGCGCCAGGCGTACCGAATGCTTCAACCAATCTGTGCCATGCGAACCCGATGCGCGGATCGAGACCAAGACGCTGCTTGCGCAGGAGCCACTCAGTAGACAGCTGCGCCCAGGAGCCTCCGCCACGCCGACCCTGACTCTCGAACGTCGCCTTGATGATGCCCATCATCAGACCCGCGATCGTCTCCATCGCCGGACGAGTATCTATGGCGGCATCCGCCATCCTCTCGAACTTGGCCACGGCACGATCAACGTTATGGGTCTTGATGTAGTAGCGCACTAGAACCTCTTGGTCATCAGATCGTCGGTGACAACTGGAAATGAGTAGGTCGGGGCGAGGGCTGCTGAGGGATTGACCGGATCGGTGCCTCCGCCCGCCAGGATGGAGGAGATCTGCTTGCCGACAATGTTCACCTGGCGCTCGTACTCCTTCTCCAGCTGCGGGTATATGCTGCGGCCAGTGTTGACTTGGTCCGAGAAGTATGACATCTCGATGTCCATCGCCGCTCGCAGGGCGATCAGGTTAGATACGTCGTCGTACATCCCGGCTGGAATCGTGTCACCGATGGAGTCGGCTACCTCCATCCCCGCTTGGTTGATGATTCCAAGTACGTCGGCGCTGCTTGGCTGCGTATCTGCGTTGAAGGTGCCGACCTGGTTGCCATACTTGTCTCGTGTACGCGAGAGAATCTTCAGCCCCACATCTCTCGGCGTCGGCAGGAAGCCTGCCTCTCCAGAGGCGATGGCTTGCACAGGAGCGACCGGACCAAGACCACCAGCATTGTCCTTGAATGTGATCCTGTACCAACCTTGCTGAAGCGTAGCGTGCGTCGTCGTGAAGCTACGACCGGCAGGCTCAGAGGGATCGGCATCAACATCGATGGCGAGGTTTGCCTCGATAATGGTGTACGTTCCGTCTACTGTCGCGGCCTCTTCGATCTGAACCTTCGTCCAGCTGACGTTGTCAAACCTGGGCTCGGGTGTGAAGTCCTCGAAGCTGACTACAAAGGTCATGATGCCCTCCCAGGCCTGCCCGACGAGACGCGGCCTCTGCTGTTGGTGCTGACTCTTCCCAGAGGAATGCTTGGCGTACCGATGTTACCGATGCTACTTTCGCTGGTCTTGCCTAGCGGAATGTTTGTAACAACACGCCCAGTGATGATCTCGCTGAACTGAGACCGTCTTCCTACAGATCCGAAGACAAGAGTGGTGCAGAGAATGACGCCGGGAACAACGAAGATGAGCCTAGAGAGTCTAACGCTCACCGTTGACTGTCCTGTGATGACCCCTCCGACGATTCCTCTCTTGACGATGATCGTGGCGATCACGACGGTGTGCGAGTTGATCTGAGCTGCGACGAGAACGCGCTGCATCACAACGTGACCTGACACCGTCGTATTACAGTTGATGACCGCACCACCGACCCTGCGCAATGCAGTTACGTTGGCCGCTAGAGAAGAGGTGCACGTTACATTAGCAGAACGCACAGCCCGTAGAACCCTCAGGTTTCCGCTCAGTGTGCTAGCGCAGTTGATCGCTCCGCCGGTAAGCGGCTTATGTCCCGCCGTGTTGATGAATGCACTTACCGTCGTCGCACAGTTGATGGTTGCAGGTACGAGTCTGATCTGCCTAACGATCCTGCCGCTCAACGTCGAGGTGCAAGTGATCTGAGAAGGAAGGATTCCACGCTGCATGTGCAGCGCTCCGCTGAGCGTGCTAACGGCGTTGATCTGGGAAGGCTTGATCAGTTTCAGCGCTCTGACGCTGCCCGACGTAGTCATCGCGCAGTTGATCGCGCCCGAGATACTCGCCAGCTTGTTGGTGCGACCAGACAGCGTGCTGGTGCAGGTCACCGTGGCGGTCGGCAGCTTGAAGACTCTGCTGACATATCCGCCGACCGTCATGAGACAGTTGATAGCGCCGCTGATCTGCCTCTTCGGGCGGACGAGGTCGCCGGTCACCGTCATCAAGCAGTTGATCTGAGATGTGACGATTGCATGCTTCCCAGAGATGTTGCCGCTGAGGGTGGACGTGCAGTTGATGCTTACGGTCGGAAGCTTGAAGATCTTCCCCACAGACCCACTGACCGTCAGGAGGCAGTTGATCTGCGCGGGTCGTACCACACGAAGCGCCCTGATGTTGGCGCTCAACGTGGAGACGCAGTTGATTGCGCCGGTGATCTTGGTTAGCTTCGCAACGGTGCCGCTGACGGTCAAGACCGCATTGATGGCGCCGCTGATCCTCGCTAGCTTGTTCACCCGGCCAGAGGCCGAGGAGACGGCGTTGATCGTTGCCGGCAATAGCAAGAACTTCTTCGCTACGCTGCCGCTCGCGGAGAGGAGGCAGTTGATCTGCGCGGGCAGTATCGCTCTCAGGGCAGAGAGGCGTGTGATAGACAAGGACGAGACGGCGTTGATAGCCCCAGAGCGTATTGCTCTTAGGGCTTTGACTGATGCCGCAACGGTAGATACTGCATTGATGTTGGCTGGCTTTAGGAGGAACTGCTTTGCAACAGATCCGCTCATCGTGCTGGTGGCTGCGATGTTGCCGCCCTTGACGAGCTTGTTGGCCGTGACATTGGCAGACACCGTAGAGACCGCAGAAACGCTCGCGGATCTTATCGCGCGAAGAGCGGTAAGGCTGGTCACGCTCACAGCGCCTAGAGCATTGATTGTGGCCGGCACGATTAGCTTGACAACAATACCCTTGTACGTTGCAATCACAGCGGCGAACCCGGAACCATTCGGCGTGAAGGACATGAACTCTTCTTGAGCTGCCACAGACTGGATGATCTGATAGGCGTACATCGTCACCTTGGCGCTCGAATCATTCTCAATCATCGGGTCTGATGGGAACGCGATATATGTGCCCACGGTGCCAGACTGATTGTGAGCATATGTATCAGCGGCATTGTAGAGCGTGATCAGCGCGGTGATGGCTAGCTCAGGCACCTTCGAGATCGTCGCCGTAGCCCCGGTATCACCAGAGGTCACAAGGGTGGGAGAACTATCGGTCGCTGTCTTGTCAAGAGGGCTGCTGATGAGACCCGCGAACTCCTCGAGAGCACCCATACGTGCACCCGTCGGTACAACGTCGAATGTGATGGTGACCACGTCGCCACTCTGCAATGTCCCGACGTCCTGCTTGGTGCTGAGAATAGCGACGCCACGGTTGGTGTCCCATTTCAACACGTCGAGATGCCATGTGTTGCCACGCGAGTCAGCGGCTGACCAGGACGTCGTCGAGGAGGCGATACGTGCACCAACGATTGCAAAGATCGTGTTACCAGCCGTGCAGTTAGCGTTGACTGTGATCGCCAGCGTACTGGAAACAGTGTCGGTGGTTTCAGTCAAGCCGCGCTCAGCGATAAACTTGATCAGCAGCTTTGACAGAATACCAGTGGTCGCGCTCACGCAATTGATCGTGGCTGGCTTGATCAACTTTAGAGCAGCAACGATTCCGCCCAGGGTGCTGTTGGCCAATATCGCCCCGCCTACCCTGGCTAGTTTGCTCACCCTGCCCGACAGGGAGGAGACAGCGTTGATGTTTCCGCCCTTGACTAGCTTCTGTGCAGCCACCGAGGCGGCGACAGTAGACGTTGCTGCGATCGAAGTGGCTGGCGTTATGTTCTTAGGAGCCTTGATCACTCCGCCGCTCAGCGTTGATGTTCCGTTGATCGTCGCGGGAACAATCGGCTTCGTAACAACGCTGGTTCCGCCGCCATAGTTGTCCATGTCGTTGTTCTGTGCAAATCCCGTGTACCCTGCCCCTGAGTAGGTCGTGTCAGTCACCGACCCAATCGGCACACCATTCTTGTAAGCAGTGAGCTTACCGCCGGTCTCGAGCAGAAGACCGACGACATCATTCTGTGCGAATGTGACGCTCAGAGACAGCAGCGTCGTTGGTGTGCCCGAGTCAATGCGAGAGAGCGTGAGGGTGTTGCTACCGGCGTATGATGCTTTGTACCCATTGCCTGTCGCTGCGGCAGTAGACATTCCTGTGAATAGGGTGTAGGTGAATCCACTCACGGCTAGGATCGTGATGTAGTTCTCAATCGGCCTAGCGAACGAATGATTCCACATTGCAACAACGCCAGTGGAACCTGTCACCTTTGCTCCGTCGGAAGCAGGGTTCGGAGGGGAAGCTGACACCCAGTCGCCGCCGTGAGAGACAGGAGCCTCAACAGCGTTGAAGTTATCGAGCACTGGCGTCGTCGGGAAAGCAGGTGCCCGAGCGACAGTACCGCTGACTGAACAAGAAGCAGAAATGTTCGTAGTCGGCGTGACGTTCTTCGGCGGCTTGGTTATCGCCGCACTAACGGTCGAGGCCGCATTTATCGCCCCTGTGATATTTGCCAACTTCGCAACAGAACCACTTAGCGATCCTGAGCAGTTGATGTTGGCAGTCGGGGTGATAACCGCAATGGGAAGCAGAAAGGTTGCAATGACAGCTGAACCATTGGTCTGACTGGCACTTGAGGTTGTCCCCGCAGTATTCTGCGTGGGTGATGCCTTTCCTGTAGTGATACCATACGCAAATCTGTAGTGAGAGGTCGTACTAGTGGCGTCGTTGCTGAGATTTCCCGTCGGCGTCGCACCGTTGTTGTACGTGTCCGAGGTTGTCTTGGTTCCCGCCATCGACAAGAACCAAAGTTCAGCCGACAGAAGAAGCTCGCCAGCATTCGCGTCAGCACTTGCAGCAGCAGCAACATTGGACGTAGCGGTGGTGACCGTACTCCCGCGCGTCTGATCTGCAAGTGTGGACTTGCTCGCTCCCGTGAACTCAGCGAAGGCAGCAGCCATGAAGGTGGCGCTAGTCGACGAGAACGTTGGACTTGTCTCGGTCGCTCCACAGTTCGGCTTGAACCAAATCTCGACATCAGTGCTCGACACAGCCTGGCTCACAGCCTTGATCCATGTACCGTCGTTACACGTGACAGCGTTGGCACCTTCCTTGGCCACCCAGGCCACCAGAAGGTTTCCAGCTGCCGTGGCCGCCGAGAAGGCAGGATGAACGCTAGTCGTGCCCGTGGTAACTGTGCCGATCGAACCGCGAATAGCGACCGCCATTACTCAATCACTCCCACGACACCGTCCACGTAGCGAACGCCTATCGGCTTGTTGGCTCCAGGCGTAATGAGCACCGTACCAGGTGCAGCGTTGGCAACGATGTGCGCTTCAGCCTCGCGCTCCTTGGTCTCGGTACGACACGGATGGCAAAGTAGGATGACATCCGCATCAAAGTCTGTTGTGTCAAAAAGGTCGACGGTAGCCAGCGTTGCCTCTGGCACGATCCGCTGGGCGACATCGATGTACTGCTGCACCCGATCGATGCCGCGAACCTCGTAGCCCATGACGTGCATCATCGCTAGCACAGTACCGATGCCACAGCCAACGTCCAGGAACCGCTTACCACGCGCGACGGTCTCAGCCGTGTTGATCGCTGAGAACAAGATCTCACACGGCAGCAACGAGTATCCGTAGAAGATCTCGTCGTCAGAAAGGGACGGCACCCAGGACAACTCGAGACGAGAGAACGTCTGGTGCAATGCTTCGAGTTGTCCTGGGGTGATGTCCACGTCAGTCCTGAACCAGCGTGACCGCGTTCTGGGCCAGCTGCGGGGTGTCCCCGTTGTTGATCGTCGTCGACGTCACCGAGCACCAGGCATATCCCTTGTCGCCAGACGTGCCGGCGTTTCCGTTCAGGATGCCCAGGTAGGTGATCGTGTTGTTGGTGCCGGTGCCGGTGCTCGTCGCAAACGACTTGGTGGCATCCGACGGGAACGTCTTCGTGTAGGTAGTGGTGCCCGACCCCGCAGCGAAGATCGTTGTGTTGTTCGTCAGACCGAGGCGAGCGTAGCTCGTGTATGCCGATTCCGAGCCGGTGTTACCGGCGAGGGTGTCGTCGAGCGCTGCCGCCCACAGGCCGTGGTACAGCGTCGTATTGGTCAGGCCGAACGCCGTCGCCCCGAAAGGCAGATCGATCAGAGCCTTGCTGAGCGTGAACGCCATCGACCCTGACATCAGAACCGCGATGCGATCCTTGAGCGGCAGACCGAGCAGCTTGCCAAAGTAGTCCTTCAGCTTGCTCGGCCACTGCGGGAACAACTCCTCGATCGCGGGGCACGGAACCCATGGGCTCGTCCGCACGATCATCTTGGTGCTGCCGGCGGTTGCGAGATTCATGAGCTGTATGCCTCCGTGTGAGAGGTCTCCATGGACGCGATCGCGTCAGGGATGAGAACGGTCTTGGTCTTGTTCGGAGCGTCCTCGTCGTAGTGCGGGTCGTTGGGCATCGGGTAGACGTGGTGCGGGTCACCCTCGTACACCAGGTTGCCCTCCCCGTCGTACAAGGGCCCAGACGTCCCGCTGATCTGGTGAGCGATTCCGGAATGGTGCCGCTCGTTGTGCGACTCCTCTCCAGGAAGCAACTCAACGAAACCACCGAGGTCCTGATCCCACGTGCACTCGACCATGCCAGGGATGAGCTCGTCAGTGCCCTGCCCGTCCTCGGCTCTGAGGTGTAGGTTCACAGCAGGCTCGCCTGTGTCACCGTCGATCGGGTGGATGAAGAGCCTGCCCGTACCGTCGGTGACGAGGCGACCATTGAGAAGTGTCTTGGTCATGTTTCCTCTCTTGAGTCAGGAGGGATGGGGAGGTTGCCCTCCCCACCCCACGCGACGGTCAGGACTGGGTCGTCGCCGACAGCTTCGCTTCGAGGCGGTCGGTGACTCCCTTGCGCGGCTCGTTCTCCGTCGCAAGGTTCTCTGCGTCGAGCACCTTCTCGATCGAGTCGACATCGTCGCCGGCAAGCGCGACGGTCTGATCGACGTTGAGACGGTTCTCCTTGATGTACTCCGCCAGCTGCTCGGCGTCGAGGGCAGCAACGTCCACTCCCTCGTCGTCCATGGGCTGAATGACGCGCTGGGCAGGAGCCGACTGTCCCGCCATCGCGTTGCGGTGGAAGTACAGCGCCTCGGCGTCCGAGCCGTTGTACGTTCCCTTGCGGATCGCCTCCGCCTCCTTGTCCGTATAGAAGGCGTCCAACTCCTCGCCACGCTTGACGTAGTCCGGGTTGGTGATGTCCGCCTCCTCGCCCATGCGCGCGATGCGCTCGGTGAGCACCTCGCCGCCACTGGGATCGACCGGGTTCGCTGTCCTCTCGAACCAGGTGAAGAGGCGATGCTTGATGATCTTCTTCATTGTCGCCTCCTTCCTACGTCAGACCTGTCGCCTTGAGAACGGCGAAGGCGTTGTTGGCGTACATGAGCGGCCGGACGCTGGACTGGACCCAGGTCTGCTGCTTCCCGTTCGGATCGCGCCACGTCTCCGTGGTGAGCGGCTGCTCGACCCGCATCTCGCCGACGTTGCCCTCTGCGATGGCATACGCCTGGCCGGCAGTCTGCCGGTTGGTGACGAAGATGTCGATGTCGTAGCTGTCGAGCAGCGCGGCGAGCTTGTCGCCGTAGATGCCCTCCAGGTTGAACATCTCGGTGGGGTTGAGCACCCACAGGTTGTAGTCCATGTCCATCTCGTCCTGCTCGGCGATGAGATCCGCCTTGGCGAAATCCCTTGCCGGGAACAGGGGCCAGTTGGACCCCGAGGCATACGTCGTGTTGACGCTGCCCCAGCTGACGCCGGTGAACGTGCGCGAGTTGGCCGTGATGAAGGCCTCCAGGATCTGGATGCCCCTCTGGTTGATCTTGCGCACGATCGTGTTCGACAGCTGACGCATTGCCTTGGTGAACTCCGAGACCTGGTTGCGGTCCCTTGCCTCGTCGAGGAAGTAGAACTTGCCGCCCCACTTCTCGACGACAGCCGCTGCCGGTGCGCGGCGGCTGAACGACACGATCGGGAACTCCGACCCCGGCTCGACACGCTGAACGTCGCGGTCGGCGTAGTAGTCGGGCGTCACCACGATGTCGTAGATGACAGCGCCGCCGGTGACTCCGCCTGCCGACTGGAACACGCGGTCCACGAAGAACCGCTGCCGAGTCAGGTCGAGAACCATCGGCGTCAGAACCCGCGTGGGATTCTGAAGAGCGATGTCGATCTGGAACACCGTGCCGCTGAACGTCGGTGCCGCCAGCGGGTTGACGACCGCGCCGGGATACGGAGCGGCGGCAACAGCGGGAGGTCCCTCGAAGCGAGCAGCGACGAAGTCACTGGCCGCCTTGAAGCGTGCACGCTCGAACTCCGGATCCATGCGGCCTGCGATGACCAGGTCGGAGACCGTCGGGTCGTCGACATAGACGCGCGGGCCGTGATCGATCTGAAGAACACGTGCTGGCATGTTGTTGCGCATTTTTCACCTCCCTCTGGGTTAGGGTGACAGGACCTGGGTGGCCGTGGCAGCAAGCTCGACGATCACGTCGAGACCGGAACTGCCGACGGTGGAATGAGCGTACCCGACGATGACGCTGCCGGTCGTTGCCAGCAGAACGCGACCCTGGGTGTCGACCTTCAGAGCCTGTCCTGCCGTCACTGCGGCACCCGACGTCACGGGCACGAATGTGCCCGCTCCGCGGATGATGGGACACTTGCCGTTGATGGCGACGTCCCAGCCAGCGACGCCGGAGACAGCGCCACCAGCCGTCGGAGCAGCGGCGGCGATGAGGTTGCCACCGTCGTTGGCCGCCAGAGGATCGTTGGCAAGACCAGGACCCTGCGACTGGTAGGTCGTCAGCGGCCCCACGAACGTCTTGCCGGTGATGGCGTATGCCGCATGCACCGTGATCTTCTGGGTGTACGCAGCCTCGAAGTATGAGATGCACTCGTTGTTCATCTCTACCTCCGATAGCTGGCGTCGGCCTGGACACGAGAGCGACGCGACATCGCGTTGCCAGCGGCAACCATCGCATCGTGCTCGCGCTGAGCACGAACCTCCGGGAACAGAGCCGACGACCAGTCGCCGACCAGTTCCGCGGTGATGCCGTCCCCGCCCTCGCCGCTGGCCGCCACGTCGCCGTGCGCCCTCAGCTCGACAGGGATCAGACCGGGCTTGAGAGACGCCAGGGTGGCCTCGCCGTTCCGGTCCACCTTGAGCAACTCGAGCCAGTCGCCCTTGCTTGCGGGAGAGATGCGGCCGTCCGCGATGGCTGCGGCCACGACGCCCTCCCGCTCCTTCTCGCGCTGCTTGGTGATGAAGTCCGAAGACTCCTTCGTCGCAGCGACGAGTCCTTCGTACTGCGTCTTGTCCACCAGGACTGTGCCCGGCGGAAGCGCACCGCTCGCCGCCACAGCAGCAGGCTGCTCGGCAACGGGAGCGGACTCCGGCGGAGCGTCTGCCGCAGGTGCCTCGCCAGCGGGAGGAGTGGCAGCCGTGCCCACTTCGACCTCTGGCGTGACGCCAACTGCGGCGTTCAGCTCGCGGAGGGTCTCCTGAAGCTGCTCGTCGGACGCGTCCTCCGGCAGTCCCAGGCGCTCACGGATCTGCTTGGGATCCATCGAACCTCCTGTTTCGGGTTGAGGAAGGACGCTGTCCTCCCGGTTGTCCCAGCTTGCGGCAACTGTCCTGCCGATTGCCAGGGTTGCCGCGACGAACGATGCCGCAGCCTTGTTGGCTTCCAGTGTGTCTGGAATGTAATCGATGCGAACAGGCTGCGGGTCGCCGAAGCTGACCGCTCCCTCTGCATCCGACGCGAAGGACAGCTTGAAGAGCTGACCCGACTCGTCGTCTTCCACCACGAGCTCGTTTGGGTCGACAAGGATGGCCTGGATCCACCACCAGTTCGCATCGTTGTTCGACGCCACGTAGTCCTGGTAGAAGCTTCTGCGCACGTCGTCGAGGTTCGCCGACGCGGCAGTTCCGCTCTTCTTGAACGGCATCTTCACCTCTGGATCACCTCCG